CGCCGGTGTCACCCCTCCCATGGGTGTCCCTCTACCCCTCCCATGGATGTCCCTCTACCCCTCCCATGGATGTCCCTCTACCCCTCCCATGGGTGGGAGTCAATACACCATATATCCACCATATATCCACCAGTTGAACCGTCAGCAGTACAGGCAACTTCAGAAAAACGATCCAGGGGTCAAGCCGGATCCCGAGGACAAAGCGGGTGCGCAGGACTCCAAGCCGGATCCAGAGGACAAGGCCAAGGACAAGGCCAAGGGCAAGACCAAGGCCAAGGCGAAGGCGAAGGACAAGCTGAATCCCGCCGATCCGAAGGATGAGCCGCCGGCTCCGAAGGGCAAGGGCGTTGTCATCGACACGGACGGGTTGGTCGCAGACGGCGTTGATCGGCAGCAGGCCGCGGACTGGCTGATGCTGAGGGCCACTCGCAGACTGCCGCTCACTGCATCGGCATGGAACTCGATCAAGGCAGATGGCGCAAAGCTGGGCATGGATGCTGGGCAGGTCGTCCGAGAGTGCAACTCGCGCTCCTGGTGCGGGTTCAAGGCCTCATGGATCGAACGTGAAAGACGTGAAGACCCTGTGCGGCCCGAGGGGCGCCGCGGTGCTGGTGGCAGCGTGGATCGCCGTGCTGAGCTGATGGCGAAGCTGTCCGGCTCCGTGCCGGCCAAGCACATGGGCGATGTGATTGAGGGGGAAGCGCGAGATGGAGGCCTCTGTGACTGATGATGACCTGATCGCGTTCGCGGATGCGTACTGCGAGGCACTGGACTTCCTCGACAAGGTTCCGACTGAGCATCGTGTCCGTGCGGTGTTCGACATCTTTCGCCCGTACCCGGTGGAGGTCGTCACCGCGGCCATTCGTGCGCACACGCTGGATTCGGAGCGCGGCAACTACCCGGTCACGCCGGCAGACATCAAACGCCACATCGATCGGATGGACGGCCGGCCGACGGCTGAAGAGGCATGGGCGACGGCATCGAAGTTCGCGGGTGACGAGACCAGCACCTTCGTGTGGTCCACCGAGACGGCGGAAGCCTGGGGAGCGGCCAAGACCGTCTACCGGCGTGATCCCGTTGGTGCGCGCATGGTCTTCCGCGACACCTACAACCGAATCGTCACCGATGCGCGATCCCGCTGCCTGCCCGTGGTCTGGGTGGTGTCTGCTGGGACTGATCCCGCTCGGCGTGAAGCGGTGCTGAGGCAGTCTGCGCGCCTCATTGGGCGCAATGCGGCGCTGCAGGTGATGCCGTCACCGTCTCGGCTCACGCCGCTGCCTGGCGCTGCGTCACAGCTCGCGCTGGAGGGGCCGCGGAGTGCGGGTGCCGGTGTGGCTGATGCTGTCGGGGGGCTGTTGGCCAAGGCGCCTGCCAAGTGGCGGCCGGTGCTTGAGGCCAGCCTGAAGCGTGTGCGTGCTCAGGCTGAGCGAGATGAGCGGCTCTCCCGGCTCAGACCGCGGCTGGAGGCGAGGCGAATGCGTGAGCGCAAGCGGCTCATGGATCAGAAGGTTCAGAGCTACCTGCGGAGCGGATCCGCGCAAGAACCGTGAGTTTTTTCGCGTCCGAAGAAAGACGGAAAAAGAACGTCAAAAAAGTCAAAAATGTATAAAATGTCGATCTCTGGAAGATTCATGCACAGAAAAGACCGAAATTTTAGCGCTCAATCGGGCCTGAAGGCCTTGGGGCGACTCAAGGCTGGGGAGATGAACAAGACCGAAGCCGCCTATGCCGCATCACTGGAAGAGCGCCGCCTGGCTGGGGATGTCCTTAGCTGGCAGTTTGAGTCGGTGACGCTGGCCATTGGCGGTGGTGTGCGCTACACGCCCGACTTCATGGTGATGACGAGTGATCGGGAGATCCAGTTCCACGAGGTCAAAGGCTCGCGCGCCATCTTCGAGGATGACGCCAAGGTGAAGTTCAAGGTGGCTGCTTCGGCATTCCCGATGTTCCACTTCTTCGTGGCCTTCTCGCGGAGCAAGTCCAGCGGCGGCGGATTCGATGTCGAGGAGGCTGCATGCCGGATCGCGTGAAGTCCCCGCCTAGCCCGGTCGATCTGAGCTGCTGGGGGCGCGTTGTCTCTGTGCGGCGAGGCTCGCTCAAGACACATCCCCAGTGCGTGACCTGTGCCCTGCGTCGGTGTGCGCCAGCCGCTGATCCCGCTGCCTGGCTGTCTCCGGACATCTCTGCCGATGGTCAGTGCGCTGACCGTGTGCAAGGAGGCCTTCATGAGTGATCTTGGCGTGATCCTGATGCGCGTTCACCCGTCCAGGACGGCACTGATCCCTGCCGACACGACTCAAGCCGCTGCGCTGCAGGAGATGCGGCTGCGCGGGATCGTCGCGGTTCAGGTCAAGCAGGAGCGTGTTCTTGCTGCGCATCGAAAGCTGTTCGCGCTGTTCGGGTACCTGTACGACCTCTGGGAGCCCGGCGCCGACCAGACCGACGACGGTGTGCCGATCAAGCGCAGCAGAACAGCGTTTCGGCAGCATCTGACGGTGCTGGCAGGCCACTACAGGCAAGTCTTCCGGCCGGATGGCTCGTTCACTCTGGAGCCCGGATCCCTCTCCTATGAGTGCATGGACCAAGCGGAATTCGAGCAGCTCTACGGCCGCGTGATCGACATTGCCCTGACGCGAGTAGCCGCACTCAGGGGGATGACGGTTGACGACGTGGATGAGCAGGTACTTCGGATCGTCAACTTCATCTCCTGACCATGGCAGCAGAACCGATGAATGCCGTTGAATCGGCATGGGTGAGTCTCGCGATGCGCCTTTCCTGCGCGTCGTGTTTCGAGCGTGGCTTGGACACGCCTTCGGATGAGTGGCACCACATCCGTGAAGGTGCCGGCGCTGGCCGGCGTGCCCCGCACCTCTGCGGGATTCCGCTGTGTCGGCCATGCCACCAGGGCATTGAGGGGATTCACGGCATGGGGACTCGCGCCTTCGCGGCGCTGAGGGGCGTCGATGAGATCGACCTGCTGGGCGAGACGCTGGTCCGATTCGCCTTGCTGGTCGGCGTGCGGGGGATCGCTCGTGGCCGATGATGACCGCCCCTTGACCGACGGCCAGCGTTCCGCACTCAAGCTGATGTACGGGCCTGGCATCGAAACCGCGGCAGACCTCCGGGTGGTGCTGGGACAGAGGCTGCAGCTGGCCCGCGAGATCAACGGCATGGACGGTGCCACTGTCGCCCGAATGATCGGCCACGCGAACGGCACTCAGCTGTCTCTGTGGGAGCGAGGGGCGCGCATGCCGCCGCTGCTGCCCATCGTGATGCTCTCGGCGATCTATGACGTTCCGACGGACTACCTGCTGTGCCTGACGGCGGAGTCCGACCGAGACACGCGAGTCGCTGCGCGCATGCAGGTGGCGAAATCCGTGCTCTCGCGTGTCGATGCGGCCGTGAACTCGATCGTCGATGCCGTCTATGTCGAGATCCAGGCTGCGCAGCCCATCCGCGAGGGCTGGGAGGCGATGCTGCCTGCGCTCGTCGAGCTGACTGAGGCGACCGCGAGGTTCCGAGAACTGAATGCCGAATCTTTCATTGACATGCGGGGTGGCGCGCGACTCGTGGCCGCCATTGAGGGGATTGCGGATGTGGTTGCAGATCTGCCAAGGCGGGCTGCTGGAGACCCAGAAATGAAGAAAGCCGTAGAGGCTGCAGTGTTAAGGATTCGCCAATAATTGCATGAAAGACATAAAATTCGCATTCTTCGTGAACAAAAAAGACGAATTGACATGAATCAACATGATGTCCGCCTGGGTGGTTTTTCTGACAAAGATGCAGCATCTTTCCATGAGATGAGTGCGTATGGGGTCATCTCTTTGGCGATCAGGAACGCAGGTGCGGACGGTCTTTTCAGTGCTTCAGGTGAATGCTGCTGCGATCTGCGCATGCTTGCACCGTGCTGCGAAGTGCGGCCCGACTGCACCATGGGCGTGCGCGTCCCCGACGGGGATCACTGGAAGATCGTGCCGGCCAAGCGGGAGGGCTGATGTCCGTCGGGCATAGCTTGAAGGCCAGGGTCGTCAGCCTGAGGGACTTGGTTGGTTCTCTTGAGGTTGGAGCCGCGGGCGTCACCGCGGACCGATTCGAGCTTGGGCGTATCCATGGGCTGAACGAGGCGTTGGCGCTAATGGAGGGAGAGCGGCGGGAGCGTTCCGATTGCGTCGAGACGCGGATCCGTGCAGAGCTGGCGGCCGATCGTCGAATCGACGTGAGCACTGAGGTGGCAGCCAGGTATTTCGGGAAGACCGCTGCAGCGCTTCGACACTGGGCGCGTGCAGGGGTAGGGCCGATCGTGCCGACAGTCAAGGAAGGTGTGGGGAAGAAGCGATGTCGCTGGCGTGTCGCAGACATTCGCAGGATTCTGGGCGTAAAGCCGACTTGATTCGACGAAAAAGCACTTCCCGGCTATAGTGGCGACTCTCTTCTCGGCTTGGATGGGTTGCGGGGATGCTTGAGGGGCGAGACACCTGCGCAGTGGTGTGGCATCCGGAGAGACGGACCAGACCGGGAGAGATCCCGCCATCTGGAGGTGGCATTCTCGTGTCCCCTCCAGATGGAAGCATGAAACAGTTGTTGAGCGTCGCCGGTCCGGTGACTTGACGCCCCTAGTCGGGGCGTTTTTTTTCGCCCGTGCATTGGTGGGCGAATCTTGATTGCCACGCATTACGCGAAATGTGCGTAGGTTGCTTTGCTGTCACTGCGGTGACATGGCAAAGATTCGCCCCCCTGATCGCGGGGGCATGGCGGCTGAGTTCCTTGAGCTGCGACAGAGACAGAGTGAGCGCAGACCTGAGGCTGATCAATCCCCGCAGCCGGTGGTGCGTTGTTTCGACATGTAGCTCTGTGAGCCGGAAAACTGGCGGTGTGCTCACGGGGGTAGGCGGGAACATCGCTGCATCATGAGCAAGCAGCAGAAGACCGGGAAGAAGACCGCCAACGATGCCCCGGCCAAGAAGGTCAAGCCGAAGCCGAAGCGCGGGTACGGCGGGAGCGTGATTGAGACGGCGCACGAGAGCGGAGTGCTCACATCGGCGATGGAGGTGTTCGCCCAGAAGCTCGCGGAGACGGGGAACCGGTCGGAGGCCTACAGGGCGGCATACCCGGACAAGGCGTCCCGGTGGACCCCTCAGGCGATCCACGTTGCAGCGGCCCGCTTGGCGGCAAGTGCTAAGGTGGCACTAAGGGTGTCTGAGATCATGAGTGCGGCAGCGAGGGCCGCTGGCGCGACCGCTGAGGGGGTGCTCAGGCAGTACATGCGGGTGCTCCAGGCTGACCCGCGAAGGCTGGTGTCGTACCGGCGCGGCGCGTGTCGGCACTGCTACGGCAAGGGGCACAGATACCAGTTCACGCCGGCCGAGTTCGAGGATGCGCAGCTTGAGCACCAGGCCAAGCAGCAGAAGAACCCGGCCCTGCCAGACTTCGATCCCAAGGGCGGTGTCGGCTACAACCCGAAGCGCCAGCCGAATCCGGACTGTCCCGAGTGCTTCGGGGACGGGCGAGGCAGAGTCGTCGTGCACGACACCGACGGGCTGGGCGTCAACGAGGCGGCCCTGTATGAGGGCGTGAAGGTCTCGAAGGACGGCATCGAAGTCCTGATGGCCGATCGGATGGTGGCGCTCAGCCATGTGGCCCGGCACGTCGGCTTCTACAAGGAGGACAACGAACAGGGGCCTGTGGTCTCGTTCGATGCTGCGGATCTTGATGCGCGCTTCGCTGCATCGATCAGCGAGTCGGTCCGACGACAGGAGGCGTTGCGCGAAGAGCGGCGCAAGCTGCGCGAGGGTCGAGATGGCTAAGCGGCGATCGAAGGCCACGCTGCTCAGCGACCCGCGCTATGACGCCTTCGTCGCGCGCTACTACGCGGACGCACTCGCGTTCGCGGTGGAGGTCTGCGGGATGATCCCCAGCGAAGATCAGACTGACCTGCTGATCGAGATCGCAAGCCCAGGCTCCAAGGTCTCGGTGGTGTCGGGCACCGGCACTGGCAAGACCGCGACTTTCGGGCGCATCGTGCTCTGGCATCTGCTGTGCCGGCCCTATGCGTACTACGACGGCAAGGTCGAGATCGGCTCCAACGCATACGTCGGCGCCGCGCGGCTGCAGCAGGTCGCGGATGGCGTCTGGAAGGAGGCCAGCGATGCGGACATCGCGATTGCCGCCGGGCCGTTCTCCTGGCTGCGCGACTACTACACGATCACCAAGACACGGATGTTCGTGAACGGGTTCGATGCTCAGTGGTTCGTTGCTCAGGTCGCGATGGAGAAAGGCCAGTCGATCGGCATCGCGGGCAAGCACCGGATGCACCAGCTCATCATCGTTGACGAGGCGGCCGGCGTCGATGACGCGCACTTTGACGTGATCGAGGGCACTCAGACCCAGGAGTGGAACTGCACGCTGTTGGCCAGTCAGGGGGTCCGTGCCGCGGGCTACTTCTACCGGACGCATCACGACATCTCGCGGGGTGATGGCGGGACGTGGGAGGCGCTGACCTTCTCGTCGGAGCGATCCCCATTCGTCACGCGGGACTGGCTGGCGGCCCGAGCGCATGAGTCGGGCGGGCCGGATAGCGTCGAGTACCGGGTTCGGGTCCGCGGCGAGTTCGCCGTCAATGAGAGCGAGTACCTGATGACGAGCGTGCAGCTGGAAGCATGCTTCGATCCGTCGCGCATCATCGGCGACGACGAGCCCTACGGCATCATGCTGCTGAGCGACGTTGGCCTCGGCGAGTACCGAGACGATTCCGTCGCTGTCTTCGCTCGCGTCTGTGGCAATGACGACGATGGGCCAGACGCTCGGCGTGTCGAGTTCTACGCGATCCCGCTGTGCACGAACGGCAGGGACGAAATCGACTTCACGGGCGACCTAGCTGCGCTGTTCCGGTCTGTCGATCGGCCGATGCTCTACGTCGATGCGGGTGGTGCTGGGCATGCGGTCTGCAAGCTGTTGGAGCGAGAGGGCATCCCGGTCGTCTACGTGATGTGGGGCAAGCCCTGCTTCAAGCGCGAGTACCAGGACCGCTACGTGAATCAGCGTGCCTGCGCACAGGTCCGGATGCGTGATGCGGTGCGCTCTGGTCGAGTGCGGTTCCCTCATGGGCTGTCGCGGAAGATGCGGCAGAAGATCATTTCTCAGGGCAGTCGTCTCCCGTACCACTTTGTCGAGAGAGGCGGGTTGAAGTACCAGATGGCCTCGAAAGAGGACATGGCCGCGGTAGGCATCAAGTCCCCTGATGTGATCGACGCGATGTCGTTCGCGTTCCTTGAGGATGCCGTCTACATCGCGCGAGATTCTTGTGGTGCCTCTGCGAGGCGTCAGGAGCAGATCAACGAGCTGGATCGGCTGCTGGCGGCTGCTGACTCGCGAGTGCCCGGCGAAGATGGCGAGATGGTCGAGATCTGACAGCGATCTTTTTGGTTCTTGCTTGCCGCAAACAAGACCAATAAAGAACAATTCATGATGTTGAATCTTGCTTTTAATGCGAAAAGCGGGGTAAGATTTTCGACATGGAACGAATCATTGCCCCGAACGGACTGCGCGTCCGCCGTGACTCCCCGACGGGTCGCCGGCTGCTGGCCGAGATGATCCGGAAGGGCGTGGAACCGACGGTTGCCGAGCGGATGCCGGAGCTGGTCACGTACGCGGCGGTGCTCACGCCTGAGCAGGAGTGGCGCGCGGATCATGCGGATGTCGCCGCGTGGCTCGATGCCGCTGCGGAGGACAACCAGTTCGCTGCGAGTCTGCGTGCCGGCCTGGCGCGGTACGGCTCACTGACCGAGCGGCAGGTCGCTGCAGCACGGTCGGCGATGCAGCGGCAGGCCAGTCCGGCGCCGGATCGATCTGCACCGATCGACGTGAGCCGGATTGAGGCTGCATTCGAGTCTGCCCGCAGCGCTGGCCTCATCCGCCTTCGCATGACGCTGGGGGAGGGCATCAAGTTCTCTCCCGCGGGGGAGAACAGTCGCAACGCGGGCGGCCTGTATGTGAAGTCCTCGGACGGCACGTACCTCGGCAAGGTGCTGGGCGGGAAGTTCTCTGCGTCCCGTGACTGCTCGGATGAGCAACGTGAGGAAGTGATTCGGGTTGCATCGAACCCGGCTGAGGAGGCGCGCGCCTACGGCATGCGCACTGGCCGGTGCTCGATCTGCGGCCTCCAGTTGACCGACCCGGCATCGATCGACGCCGGTATCGGACCTATCTGCGCTGAGAAGTTCGGCTTCAGCGCTTGACCCGGTGCGCCGCTGGCGCACCCTGATGAGAGGACACCATGTCTCCTGTGAATGTGCAGACCGATCAGGCTCTGGCCTGTTTCGGCGCGATGGTGCTGCGTGCGATGCGCGGCAGGATGGATGGCCGCGGCGATGCCGGTCCGGTCGATGAGGCGAGCCTGTGCGTTCTGGCGATCGATGCCGGCGTGCTGGTGCCGCGCGTGACGATCAAGCCCTGGCCCGTGCTGGCCTATGGCGAGTCGGACGAGGTGAGGGAGGCTGTGGATCGGCTTGCTTTGGCTGCTGACATGGCGCTGGAGGTGCTGGCGTGACCAAGCAGAAGATCAGCCCGGCTGAGATGAGCACCGCTGCAATCGTGCGCATGCGTGAGCGCGTCATCCAAGCGATCTCGCGGCATTCGGTGGCCCTGACGGTCGCCCCTGAGTCTGAGCGTGACGCGATCCGTTCGCGCTACCGCAACAGCCGCATGCTGGTGAACAAGCTGGAGGCCGAGCTGGCGCGGCGCTCCATTCGCGTGGATGCGGGTGCGCCCGCCATGAGTGCGTTCGAGTCGTTCGCTTCGGTCGCGCGTGCTGTGCTGCCGGATGAGCTGTGGAAGCGCATCGCTGGCGAGGCTGTCGCGCTCCTGGGTGATGAGGTGACGCCCGATCAGGTGTCGGTCCTCTTCCAAGTTCGCGCGCCCCAATAAAGACCGTTTAAGCACCAACAAGACAAAGGAAGCACGCACATGTTCGGTTTCAACTCCATCAAGAAGCTCCCGCGGGTCGTCCTGGGCTGCGCCCTGCAAGACCTGACCAAGATCGGATTCAAGATCGGCGAGGTCTGGGATGACCCTCTGTTCGTCGCCGTTGAAGCGCCCGCAGGCTGGTCGATCCGGCCCGGCCCGTTCCGCTCTCAGACCGACCTGCTGCATGACGACAAGGGGCGGCACCGCGGCACCGTCTTCCACCACATCGACTTCGGCAGTCGCCAGCTCGATCGTGCTCGCCTGACGATTCACCCGCGCCTGGTCATCGGCGAGGCGGTCGTGAGCCGGGCCAAGTCCGAGATCGTGCTGTTGGATCAGGGTGTGCGTGTCGCGCGCTTCGGCAAGACCTATTCGGTCTTCAGGAACGGCCGCTACCTCCTGAACCCGCTCGGTCGTGGTGAGGCCATGCAAGAGGCCTGCGCCTGGGCTGCTGGCCTGGCGCATCCGATCACCGATGTCATGGCGTACTGGGACGTTGACGACGTGGCCACGCTGGTCGGCGATCACCGGAGGGCTGCGTGATGTCGGTGTCGATCATGACTCACGAGCAGCTGCGGCGGCAGAGCCGTGTGCCTGTCAGCCTGTCGGCATACCAGCGGCCGAGCACGCCCGAATGGGTTGCCGCGAAAGTGGCTCAGGCTCGGTACTTTGGCCAGCGCAAGGAGTGGCTGCAGCGCCTGCGCCTGCGGATCAGATCGGTCCGCCGGCATGGTCGGTCTGTGGCTGGTCGCATCGTGATCTGCCCTGTCACTTTCGCCGTCGATTGCGCGGTCACGGCTGCGTGCCGTGCCTTGAGCACTGCAGATGGCGAGCGAGATGACTACCTGGTCGGGCAGATGCTGCGTGTGTGTGGCCTGGCCGTCTCGTGTGCTGAGGGCCTGGAAGTCTCAGCCGAAGAAGAGCCCGACATCGATCGGGCGCTGACCGGATCGCTTGATGCCCTGATGGCGATGCACAAGGGGGGCATGCGGTGGAGTCATGCGCTTGCTGCTGATCCGCTGGTCGCTGCAGACATGGTGATCGGCCTGGCGAGGTTCCGGGCGCGAAACGTGGTCTGGTCTGCCCTGGTTCGATCTGCCGCGGCGCTGCGGCACGGGGGGCGTCGCGCTGCCCGCGAGAGCCTGATCGGTCGGACCGACACGCTGATGGTGGAGCTGCAGAAGCGCCGGGACCGTGTGGGGAGGGCGCAGCGATGATGACGGCAGCAGAGCGTGAGGTCGCGCTCCAGAAGATGCGAGAGCTGAGCGACGCCTTCTACCAGCATGCGATCAGGATCGGCGTGCACCCGTTCATCGAGTTCACCGGGGTCATGAACGAGTACATCAAGTGCGCCCATGAGGCGCACGACGCCGGCATCGACTTCTCGGAGTGCAACACCCACAGCGGCGTGTCCCTGCCAATGCCGGGCTTCAGCGTGGACTACGTGAACGAGAAGCTGGAATGCATCTTCACCGGCCGCAGCGTCATGCGTGCCGAGGCTGGTCAGGAGGTGCGGCATGGCGACTGAGCGTGCGGTGCGCCGCCGGAAGGGTGTCGCAGAGATCGATCCCCCCGTCGGGGTCGATGAACTCGCCGGCATGTTGCGGCGGATGGTGACTCGCTTGCGCGAGTTCGGCGGGTCCGACCTGAGTGATGAGGCTGATGACCTGCTTGATCGGTTGGCTCGCGCGAAGCGGCGCCAGCGCGGGGTGCTGGCGTCTGAGCTGATCCCGGTCGATGTAGCCCGGCGTGGTCGCGTCGTGTCCGAGCACCTGCGGATGCTGGCTGAGGAGCTTGACGGGTTCCTGGCGCTGCCCGCCAAGGATCTGGTCGCCGAGGTCCGGGGCGAGCTGGTGGAGATCCGGAACACCCTTCGGGGGGATGTATGAGCGTGCGGCCGGATACCAAGCTGGCCGGCGAAGAGCTGGCGGACTTGAACGCGGCGATCTACGGCCGACAGCCGCAGCGTGCGGTGCCTGCGCCGAAGGGTGTTGCTGCGCCTGTCTGGTACGGCCGGCATGAGGCCATGCCCGACAGCGCTCGATCGGTGTGGGTGATGCTTTTCGCGGGGCCTGTCTCGAACCCGACTCATCCGGGCTATCCGGGGATCCCGTGGGTGGAGGTGTCGCGACGGCTGTACTCCGGTGACACCCCGCTGCCCGCCTTCGAGTGCGAGCTGGTGCAGACAGGATCGGTCATCGCCTGGTCGGATGAGATGGTCTCGCCGCGGCCTGACCGGCAGGCCATGCAAGAGGCCGGGATTCACCCGGCTCCGTGCCAGCGGTTCTGCGAGGGCGCTGCGGTGCGCATCGAGCGTCGTCGGCATGCCGCGGAGGTGCACCAGATGCGCCGCGCCGTCGTGGCTGGTCAGGACGCCCTGGCGGCGTCATCCAGCCTGTGCCAGCGCATCGTGAGCGCCGCAAGGGAGATGCTGAAGTGGGACGGTGGCCGGGGCTCATCCGGCTGGAGTGCGCTGGACTGGAGCCGAGCCCGAGACGAGCTTTTGACCGAGATCGGAGACATCAAGTGAGTGAGTCGGAAATGGATGCAGTCATCGCGGCTGATGCCCGGTTGGAGGCCGATGCCGAGGACTTGGGCTGTGAGGCGTACCTGATCCGCCGAGGTGATGACGTGGACATCGTGAGCCGTGACGGGAAGGTGGTCTACGCCACCGTCCCAGGCGAGGGGATGACGGCGAACACGATCCTGGCTGCTGTGCGCGCCTACAGCGCCGGCTTCGAGTCGGGAAAGGTGCACGGGTACAGCCTGTGCAAAGAGAACCTGCGCCGCGCGCTGGGCATTGCGGAGTGAGAGCGAACATGAGCAACGAGAAGACCGAAGAGAAGACCGACGGTGCCGCTGGCGCCGATACGACAAGTGCAGTCGTGGTGACTGGCCTGGAGCAACTGCGAGTCGCCCCGAATGGGCAGCACAACGCCGTGGACATCGGCCGAGGGATCTACGAAGAGCTGAACCTGCGCGTGTTCGCGTCCATTCGTCAGGCCATCGTCAATGCCGCCGTCGCGATTGGAAGGCGAGAGCTGGGCGGCTACCCGAACGAGGCCATGCGGCAGATTCAGACAGGCTTTCTCCTGGCTGCAGCGGATGCCATGGAGCGCGATCACGGAAAGATCGATGTCGAATCCGATGAAGCACGGCATCTGCTCGCCACCCTGTTCGGCGCCACGCTTGGGCCTCTCAGCGCGCCCGACGCCGCCGCTCCAGAAGCCATGGGCCGAGATGGCTCTGAAACCCTGCATTGAGGAGGCGTGATGTCCTATCAATCCAAGCTCAAGGCGACATTGCAGGCCGCCAAGGATCATGCTGCACAGCACCTGGTCGAGTGCGCAGTGGAGGTCGTTGAATGGCAGGACACCGGCATCCTGAAGCCCGGCCGCGTTCGTGAGGTGGCCGCCATAATCGAGCCCGTCAGCGAGACGAGCCATGGTGCGTTGGCATCGGCCGAGATGTTTGTCGAGCGTGCGGCTCTTGAGGCGGTCATCCGCCCTGCGGCGGTTCCGGATGACGCTGAGGTAGACGCGCGAATCGATGCAGTCCTGAGGGCGTCAGGATCTGCACTGCATCACTACAGCATGGCCAAGACGCGGGAGGACATGCGGGCGGCGATGCGGGCGGCGATGATGCGGATCTGACATGGCTGCGCTTCACGATCACGTCGATCCGACGAAGGATCACAGTCGGGTGTCGCCTGAGGGCCGCAAGATCGGCGAGATGATCGCCGACCGCTTCGATCGGGCTCAGGCGATCCTGGCAGATCAGGGCGAGCCAGATGACGAGCGCTGCAAGAGCTGCGCTGGGCGCCGCGGCACGGTGCCGAACGGTTGTCTCGTGACGATGGCCGACCTGACGAAGGCTCTGATCGAGCGAGTGCCGTTCCTCTGTCATCAGCACGACAAGCGCGGGGAACCATGTCATGCGTGGTACGCCATCGCTGCCACCACGAAGTCACCGCCGCCTGGCACTACGGTGCCGTGGGACTTTTCGCCGCCGGACGCTGATTGAGTCGATGGATGTCGGGCAGGTCTAGGCTTGCCCGGTGGCTTCTGAGCCTCAGGGGGGTTTTCATGAAAGAAAATGAAAACCCCCCTGTGCCGTTTCAGCCTCACACCTTCGCGGTGCGCTCGCGGTTCAGCACCAGCAGCCGGCGCAGGATCTCGTCATCGGTCAGCGTCGCGCCATCCGTCCAGCCGTAGGCCGTGGCCACGGCCGCATCCAGATCCGCATGCGCCTTCGTCAACCAGGCCGGCGGGGCGTTGTAGAGGTGGGTCAGCGTGCGCTTGGCCAGCTCCTTCTCGTGGCCGGGCTTGGCGACGATTCGGTCGGGGTACGGCGAGTGCGCCATGCCCAGCGGCGTCACCTCGGGCACGCGGTCGCACCACTCGGGCGGGTTCAGCCAGCGCTCGCGCAGGTCGTTGAGCCGCTTGGCGGCGCGCGCGATGGCCTCGGCCCGCGGGCGCACCTCGGCCGGCAGGTCGGCCGGGATCACCGTGCCGTCGGCCAGCGTCTCGGTGCGCTGGTGCGCGGTGTCGGCAGGCGTCAGGCCGGCGGGGAATGGGAAGGTCTCGAACGTCGTGCTGGGCGTGTAGCGCGGGTCGTTGCCCTTACCCATCCAGGTGCAGAGCTTGAGCGACCACAGCTCATGGAATCGGCTGTGCAGGATGCCGAAGGTGGCATCGTCGGAGCGGGGCATGACGACCAAGTTCTTGTCCGGCAGAACAGGCGGCACCAGCCAAGCAAAGACCCGATGTTTTGAAACTTCTGGCGTCACGAGGTAGCGGGACGACCCGTCAATGCGGCGGCGCATTTCAGGGCGTGGTCGCCACAGGCGCCACCAGTCGCGGCGCAGCGCCTCCACGGTGTTTTCCTGGCGAACGGGCTTGATCGTGTGCTCGGCGTACTCAAAGGGTGCCTCGAACAGCGCAGCGTCTGCTTCCGGCATCTCCCATCCGAAGTCAATGACCCACATGTCGCGGCTGCGACGGGTCGTGTCCATGCCATTACGGTAGGGCGCCAGAACGGCAGCATTGGATTTGCCGTTCGGATTGGATGGCAGTGAAAGCCATTGCCGAGCCTGCTCCCCTGGCACATCAAACGGCCCCGTCTTCTGGATGCCATTGAAAGCGCCGAGCGTGTTTTCTGCCAAGGCACGGGCCTGAGTCAAATCCAGGGCATCAGCGCTGCCCGTGCTGGCCGACAAGTCTGCCGTGATGGCCTCGACCCCTTGGCCATCAAGCCGGCATTCGCCCTGAGCATGACCGAAGGCCGTCAGCGACACCCGCACGGCCGCGCCGTTGTTCACCCATTCCTCATCCGCCCACGCGGCGAAGATGCGGGTCGTCGTGCAGATGCGGTCGAGCACCTCGCGGTTCTTGCCTCCGCGCACCGAGTTGGTGGAGACGAAGCCCGCGCGCTGCAGCGTGCCCGCCTCGATCAGCGCGCGCGCCTTCTCGAACCAGTAGCACACCAGATCGGCGCCGCCCGGCACGCGGCCCTTGTAGAGCGCGCGCAGGCGCTCGGTGTACTCGCCCCCCAGCTCGGCGCGCATCTTCTTGTCGCCGACGAAAGGCGGGTTGCCGATGATGGCCTCGGCCGCCGGCCACGCCGTTTCGCTGCCGTCGGCGTTGATCAGCGCGTCACGGCATTCGATGTGGTGGAGCGTCTGCAGCACCGGGTCGGTGTTGAAGGCATAGCCGTGCTGGATGCGCCACTGCAGCTCGCCGATCCAGACCGTGACTCGCGCCAGCTCGGCCGCGTACTCGTTGATCTCGACGCCCAGCACGTTGTGCGGGCCGGTCACGTCGTGCTGACGCTCCAGGCCCAGCGCCTCGGCCTCCAGGTTCACCTGATGCTCCACGTCCTTGAGCGTCTTCAGCGTCAGGTACAGGAAGTTGCCGCTGCCGCAGGCCGGATCGAGCGCGCGGAAGGTGCGCAGGCGCTCCAGGAAGCCGATGAAGGCGGCCTGCGCGTCACGGTAGGCCTTGTCGCCGTGCTTCTTGCTGCGCGCCAGCGCAGCGGCGATGGTGTCGCGCACCGTGCCCCACTCGGACAGCAGCGGCTGCTTCACGACCGGATCGACCAGCCGCAGGATCGTGGCCGGGTCGGTGTAGTGGGCGCCGAGCTGGCTGCGCTTGCTGGGGTCCAGGCCGCGCTCGAACAGCGTGCCGAAGATGCTCGGGTCGATCGCGCTCCAGTCCAGGCTGCTGGCCTTCTGCAGCGCGGCGACATCCTCGGTGGACAGGGGCGGTACCTCCACATCCTTGAACAGCCCACCGTTGAACCACGGGATGTCATCGACGCCGAACAGGCCGCCGTCGCGCATGGTTTCCAGCAGCGACTGAAGCTGCGTGCGAAGCCGGTCCGGCGCGATGCGCACGCCCACCAGGCGCTCGAACAGCCGCGAGGGCAGCAGCCCCACATCCTCCGAGAAGAAGCAGAACAGGCACTGCGTCAGGAAGTGGCTCACCTTGGCCGGCTCGATCCCGGCATCGCGCAGGCGCTTGGCGGTGCCGGCGAAGGCTTGCGCGGCCTCCTCGGTGATCTCGCGGCTGGTGCGGCCGGGCTTGAAGCGCTCCGGCGCGCTCCAGAGCTGCTTGAGCCGCGCCCGAACCTCGTCGCGCGCCAGATCCTCGATCGGGAAGACGTGGCGCTCGCTGGGCGTGCCGGTGAAGTGCGTGTGCACCTCGATGCGCAGCCGGTCGCTGACCACCAGCAAGGGCGGATTCTCCAGAGGGAGCGCGTACATCATCAGCTGCTGCAGCGCGCCGCCCAGATCCTTGCCGGGCGCCTTGTACTCCCATGCGAAGTGGCCACGCAGCCAGACATCCGCATAGCCCTGCTTGGCCGCGCCCGTCTTGGTCAGACCGCGCTCGAAGCAGTAGCGGTCCGCATCGCCGGGTTCTTCCACGTCAAGGAGGCGGCACAGATCGATGAAGTGCGCCTGTGCGCCTTGGCGCTCGTTGAGCTTGAAGGCTGGCCCGCCGGCCGACCACTTGGTGATGAAGTCCCTGGGGTTCATGGTTCTCAGTCCTGTTGCTGCGACGAATTGTGGTTTGGTCGCTGGTCAGTCCTGAGGTTGAGCCGTGCTTTTCGTGACATATGCACGATTGCCGGTGCTACTGGCCGACATGGGGCGAAAAAAAGCCCCGTCCGAAAGGTCGGACCGGGGCGAGTCCGCGGCGCGAAGCTGGAAGCACGCACAAGGGCGGCGCTGCGGGAGGCGGATTCTACGCGCAGGGTGCATCGGAAAGACCGGCCTTGCCCCGTGGGGGCGGAATCGAGAATCTGCCGATGGCACAAGACGAGATCACGGACGACGACGTGCGGGAGATGCTGCAGCACTGGCTGGGGACTCCTGAGAACGGATACCTGGGGCAGCGCTACGGCAATGCGCTGCCCGAAGTGGTGCACGCGCCCATGCTGCTGGCCGGGACGATGGCCAACCACCAGATTGCGAAGCTGCGCCGGGACATCCCGTACTTCGATGCCGAGACCGTTGACCTGTACCAGCACGACCTCCCGCCGTCCGGCCGGGTACTGGTCGTTGATGTTGGTGGCCGGCTTGAGATCCCCTACTGATGGCAATCCACTACACAGAATTCGAGGCCGCTGCGCTGCAGGCCGCCGCGGAGTACCCCGGCCTGGCACGTCGCATTCAGGTCGGAGATCCCCGAGTCCTGGCTGGCATGCGGGCGAACGCCATCATGTTGGCGATGCTGTCTCAGCAGATGGACCTATGCCTGTTCGAGTCTGCGGAGCGCGCGCGCGACACGACGGTCCTGGCTGACGCTGCCATGCGAGGAATCCTGCCTCTGGCGCGGCCGGCGTCGGTCACGCTTGAGGTCACGAACCGGAGCAGCGCTCGATACATGCTGTCGCCTGGCCGGCGGCTGATCGACCAGAAGGGGCGCACGTTCGTGGTCACGGGCTCGGTGAGCATCGATGTCGGCGCGTCGGGGCTGGTTGAGGCAACACAGCGCACCGAGCGCGTGGTGACGTTCACCGCATCGTCGGCGACTCGATACCAGCGCATCGAAGTGCCGACTGTGCCTGCGCAGCAGCTCGCCGGGCTGGAGGTGTGGCGGGTGCGCAGTGATGGCCGGGACGCATTCGAGTTCCGGCCGGACTACTGCAACACCGATGTCGGCGACTTCGGCTACACGGTGGAGGTGGATGAGCGGCGGCGCACATGGATCCGGTTCGGCGCGGCCGGCTCTGTCGGGTATCAGGTCCAGCCTGGCGACCAGTTCGAGATCCGCGTCTTCGACTGCGAAGGGGCCGCGACTGGAGCGAGGGCCGGCGACGTGTTCACGTTCGAGTATTCGGAGGTCGAGACGGTCGATCCCTACATCAGCATGCGGCTGTACTCGGTGGATGACGTTGGCGCTGATGCTCCTGGGATGGGTGATCTGCGTGTGCTGACCCGCTACCCCTCTACCTATGACCACAACGCCGTCTATCTGGGGAACTTCCAGTACCTGATCAGGCGCTACCTGAGCACGGGCGTGCGTTTCCTGTCGTGCTGGAACGAGCAGATCGAGGAATCCGTTCGCGGCCCGAGCGAGGACAGCATCAACACCTTGTTCGTGGCCTGCCTGGTCAAGGACATGGCGCAGGCTGAGGTGCGCCAGCGTGTCGAGTCGATCATCAAGCGTGCCGACGACTCATACCGGATCAAGCATGTCAGTGCGGTGCTCACCCCAGTGCGCATGGCGATCACTGCCACTGTGCCGGCGGTGCACGACGAAGACGCTGTGAGAGCGCTCATCCGCAAGACCATCCTCGGTGCGTTCGGGGACGGCGCCGAGATGGTGTCTGTCGGCCTGCGCAACCAGATCCGCGAGACGGTCATCCATCGGCTGCTGCGTGAGTCCGTGCAGGAGCTGCGCGACAACAGCGCGGACATCGCCGTGTCGATCGAGCTGCCTGACGAGATCATGCCCGAGCACTACCTGTACGTGACCTATGACAGCCTGACTGTCGGGGTGTCCAAGAACGATCATCGTCCGGGGCTCTGGAATGTCTGAGATGCTGAGGCACACGCAAGGCGGTGCGGGTCTGCTGTGCGAGCAGCCGATTCAGGGCCTGGCGCCGCTCATCTCGTCCCAAGAGATCGACGAGATCGAGTCGGCCATGAAGGCTGTGTTTGTTGGCCTGTTCGAGAGTCGGCTCCGGCCTGGGCTCACGGATCTGGAGCGGCTGGGCATGCCGCAGATCGCATCGCTGCCGATGTTCGAGCAGGCCGTGAAGCGGTCAGGCCTTGGCATCTACCGGCGGCACGAGGAAGAGGCGATGCGGCACCTCTTCCGTGCATGGGCTGGTCGGAACCCCCGCCGCGGGCTGCACATGCTGCGCATGTACCTGCGGCTGCTGTGGCCTGGCGACTGGTCCTGCACGCAGTTGTGGCACGAGAAGGGCAAGCCGTACCCGACCGCACTGACGCGAGAAGATGGCGGGGACCACTACCTGACATCCCGTGTGGAGGTCATCCTGCGTGCGTCCGACATGGACCACACCGACGTTCTGCGCATCCTCCCGGCCCTGATGTCCGTGGTCCCCGCTCGGATCGTGCTCGACATCAACGTCGAGACGAAGACGCAGGACATCGCGTGGAAGCTCGCTGCGGCTGCGGTGGCGGCCGGCTACCAGGTGTTCGACGGGACCGGGGTGTTCTACGGCCGATCGGATGGCGCCATGGGTGTCCGGATGGCTGCAGCGGCTGGCGCATCGGCCCTGCAGGTCTTCGACGGCTCTGGTGTCGCCTACGCGCAGGGGCAGGCCGCCGGCCGGATGCGCATCGGTGTGTCTGCAGGGTTCTCTGGCCTGCACTGGATCGACGGACGGGCCGTGTTCATCGCCCCGCCGCCGACGCCACTGGTGCCGTTCGGCATCTCCGGGTCGTGGTCCTATTCGGATGGCGACGACTTCGGGGCATCCAGTCTCGACATGACCCGGTACAAGCGCAATCCGTGGTGGGGTGTCGATACCGGCCATGACGGCTCCGTCACGACGTATTCGCTGGAGGATGGGGCGCTGAGGATCTGGCCTGCGGTCAATGCCGCCGGGGAGAAGGTCCGGACGACGATCACCACTGAGCCGAGCTGGCGCACTCCCGAGAGTGGGCGGTACTACGTTGAGGTGCTGGCGCGCATGCCGCGTGGCGATGGCCTTTTCCCCGCGGCATGGCTCATGAACTGGAGTGGCCCCGGCTCGGTGCCGCCTACCAGGCCGGAAATCGACATCGTGGAGACTGGCGCCGGCACCGGGTACGCCTGGCGTAGCTACATGGCGACGACTCACGCCGATACCGGCATCCTGGCCGGAGAGCCGTTGCCGTACGGTCGATCGATGGTGCAGGCCAAGCACGATGCCGGCACAGATCTGTCTGACGGGTTCCACCACTATGGCGCGATGGTGGACATCGATGCCCAGACGGTCGAATTCTTCTTCGATGGCCGATCGATCGCTGCCCCGCATGTGACGCCTACCGCCACGAAACGGCTGATGCTGGCATTCAGCCTCTGGTACGACGGCGCATTCAATGTCGGGTCGCCCGCTGTCCCTGCCGCTTTCAGCGCATCCGACTTCTTCGAGGTCAGGCACTGGCGCTGTTTCACAGGGCTCGTTGCTCCCACGCCGGCCCCTGCGCCTACACCAGCCCCTGCGCCAGAACCAACGCCTGCACCCGCTCCGGCGCCAGAGCCCGCGCCTGCGCCTGCGCCTGCGCCTGCGCCTGCGCCTGCGCCGGCCCCTGAGCCCGCGCCGGCTCCGGCACCGGCACCGGCACCGACGCCAGCACCAGCGCCTGAGCCCGCACCCGCACCGGCCCCTGCGCCTGCGCCTGCCCCCGAGCCTGCGCCTGCCCCCGAGCCTGCGCCGGCTCCTGAGCCTGCGCCTGCGCCGACGCCAGCACCCGCACCGGCGCCGACCCCCGCGCCTGCGCCCGAACCGGCTCCGGCACCGGCACCGACTCCTGCGCCGACCCCCGCGCCGACCCCCGCGCCGACCCCCGCGCCTGCGCCGGCACCGACTCCTGCACCTGCACCAAGTCCTGTGCCCGACGGGTCGCTCACCTATGTCTTGGACGCGGATCCTGCTGCCTACCTGCAGCCGACATCGAATCCCGTGTGCCACGGAATCCTCGGTGTGCGAACCTGGGTTGTCAGGACGGACGAGCAGCTTGATGCCGTTCCGTTCAAGGATCTCGTCGGTGGAGATGTCGTCAACATCCTGGCCAAGTCCGACGGCACGCCGTACCGGCGGCTGATCTGCCTGAGAGGGCAGGGCTCGCAGGATCGTCCGATCGTCATCAACGGGGTCACTGACAGCGCTGGCCGTCGGCCGGTCTTTGATGGCAACGGCGCTTCCGTGGCCGGCGGGTGCATGCCTACGGGATCGAGTTCGGATGTCTTCCATGGCACCGACTCCCAGTCATGGCAGTACCACGAGGCGCTCGGATTGATCGTGATCGCGCCTGGCCTGCGTGACTCATGGTCGGAGTACCGGCCGCGCTGGATTCGGGTGCAGAACATCGAGGTGGTGAACACTGGCGCTGGGTACGGCTTCACAGATGCCCGTGGTGTCGCGCGAAAGTGGGATCAGTCCAGCGGAATCCGCGTTCAGGAGGGCGAAGACATCACGATCCGGAACTGTCGCGTGACGCTCTCCGACTTCGGCATCTTCTCCCAGACCAAGGACGCCGGCCCGAAGTGGGCTGTGACGCGACTGCGCATCCAAGGGTGCTACGTGGCGGACTGCGGCATGGTTGGCCGCTACACCGAGCACTGCCTGTACATCCAAGGCATTGATCCGATCATCGAAGGCTGCTTCATCGGGCAGACCCGCAAGGGTGCGCTGGGCAGCAGCTTGAAGATCCGCGCATCGAGGCCGGTGGTCAGGTTCAGCACGATCTGGGCGAGCGCACGCGCGGTCGATTTCGTCCACTCGGAAGACTCTTGGTACGGCGTGCAGATCGCACCAGGCTACGGGGATGCCTACCTGATCGGATGCGTCATCATCAATGACTTCCTGCGGTCTCCTGCTGCGCTGGGCTCGATCGCGCCGATCCATGTCGGCGGCGACAACATGGGCGAGGACGAAGGCGGGGGTCTCATGACTGACGCCCTGATGACCGGACCATCTGACAAGATGCTGCGCGTCTACATCGGCCGGCTTTTCGCCCGCGGCAACACCTTCATCCATCGATCAAGCGCCACGCTGGCGTACCGGATCAGCCTGTTCGATCTGAGTCTGTCCGGCCTGGGCACGACGCAAGGCGCCACGCAGGTGTTCGAGTGGGACAACGCCTACTACTGCGAGGGCGCCACGCGCTACAGCAAGGTCGAATGGGCTGGGCGCGTCAACCACATGGGCGGATCTCGCTTGAGCGTTTCGTTCAACCGGATCTATGACGCCAGAGACTCGGCGATCGCGGAGCGCTACAGCGTGACGAACGCTGCGTTGCTCGGGCTCGGCTCGCTTGGCTTGGTCGCGCCAAGCACCGGGGACTTCCGGCCACTGGCGACCAGCGCGCTGGTCGGAAAAGCGGTGCGGACAGTCTCGGGATTGCCAGCATCCTTCCAGCCAGAACTTGCCGTCATCGATCGGCAGCCGCTGGTGTCGGGGAATGGCCTCGCCGCCCGATCGTCGGTTGCAGATGTCGGCGCACTGATGCCGTAGTGAGAGTGACATGGGGCGCGTGACTGGAGAGATCACCTACAACCTGGCCGACCGCGGGCGCACCGCGGTCGGCAGCAGCCGAGACTGGGACATGCAGTCCGCTGTGCGAGTCATCAACTCGCCAGCGACTCAGGAGATGGTCGAGAAGGGGGACATGCTGGGGTATCTGGAGCACCTGCCTCGGACGCTGTTCAACACCTGCCGGCCGGTGATGGGCGGTCTGGTCGGTGGCAAGTACGTGACCATCGATCACGCTGTTCGCACGCTGAAGCTGAAGGCCGACAGCGATGGCACGGTGCACCATGTAGCCGAGTTCCTGGACACCGAGCCCGGCGAGGTTGCTGAGCGCGCCGACCGGCTTCGAGTGGGCGGGTTCTCTTCGTTCATGACCGCCAAGCCACGCACGTTCCCATACGTCGCGCTCGGCTTCTTCGGGTACGACTACGTGACCGAGCCGAACTACGATGAGAACCGCGGGTATGCCCGTGCCGTGCTGGATTCTGTCCAAGGTGAAGATGCCGATGAGGCGATCATGGTCCTGGACTCCATCGCGGCGTTCTCGTCCCGGCAGTCGCGCGAGGCATCCCAGCTGATCAGATCCATGCTCGGGCATGTCGATCAGATGACCGAAGCCATGGCGGCCCTTCGGGAAGAGAACGATGCTCTGATCGATCGCCTCGCCCGGCAGTCAATGGGCGCGGCCCCAGTCCCGGTGATGGACTCCGTGTCCGGCACGCGGACCTTTCGACAGGCCTGCCTTGATCAGTTCCGGCACGTCAACACCGCCGACCTGGCCGTGTTCGCTCCGGCTCGCGACCACGGGGCAGACAGGCCACTTTCGCCGGAAGAGTCGCTGCGGCGGTCTCGGCGCAACGTCTGGAGTGCGCGATGATCGCGCTGCCGCATGCGCTGGTCATGCCGATTCGGATCGCGCTGGGCGAGTTCATCGGGCGCTTCCACCGGCAACTGCAGGCCGACACGCCCGCTCTGGTCGAGTTCCGTGACCGGGAGTTCCGGCGCGCTGCGCTCTACGCGCCCAGCCGGATGATCGACCAGATCGAGTCCATGCTGAGCGCCTGGCGCACGAACGACTCTGGCACCGGCACCAGTGGCGCCGACTCCCTGCCTGTGCTCGTGGTGGCGATCGGCGCGGACTACTCCCCTGTGTCTGCCGATGCAGGTGGGCGCCCTGTGGCCGATCCGGTTGAAGTCATCATCCCCAGCGACCCGAAGCGCCGGGTGTTCGAGCTGCGCGCGGTTCAGGCCGACGTGCGTGCGCAGATCGCCATCTGCGCTGCCGACCCGATGACTGCGCAGAGTCTGGCGATGCAGCTGCACCTGTTCCTGTCTGAGACGCCAAACCGGTACTTCCGGGCGAAGTACATGCTGGCCGGCATGGTCGAGTCGTGGCCAGTGCAGATCGAGTCGCCGGACATCATCGCCGTGCGCACGCCGACGGGTGCCGGCAACATCACGATCCTGGCAGCCGACATGCAACTGCGGGCCACCATCCCGCTCCTGCGTGCGCCACGGATGAGTGACGCCGATGCCGACGGGCAGGGCACGAACGACCTGATGGACCCCAGCGGATACGCCCACTTGGTCCGAGTCCAAGGGCAGGGGGACGTGACCACCTGGGTGAGGTCCAGCGCATGACCACACCGACCTTCATCCGGGTGAACATCATCGGCTATGGGGGCGAGCCCGCGTCACTGCTGTGCGCCCTCGATACCGCAACCGGGATGCTCCGCGTTTCTGACGATCGGGAGATTGAGCCTGGGGGGCGTCCTGGGTGGCTGCTGATCACGAACAGCTCGTCTGACGAGAGCGCGGATGCCTTCTTCCGGCGAGACATGCTGCGGGATGCCATCGCAGCATTCTTCGACATGGATTCGGTCGGCCTGGTCAGCCTGGCCAGCAAGGCGGTGCGAGCTGACCCGCGCTCGAAGATCGAGGCCGACGGCATCGACGAGAGGGGGACCAAGTACCGCATCAAGTCTGACTGCGGAAACAAGCAGATCGCAGTCTTGGCCGCGTGCTGGTTCGCGCGGATGCAGGTCAGTGTCTCAGACTCGATCGCCTTCATGACTGGCGTGGATTCCTGGGGGGACGGCGGTGGAGTTGATGCAGTGATCGCGTGAGTCTTATTCGTGCATCGTGTTGACCTGTGACAGTCGCGCCGATAAGATCGCAAAAGACCAAACAAGCACGCTGAAGCACGAATGAGAAAACGCTCAAGAGGCGCCGCATCTGGCGCCATCCTCGCCCCCGTTCTGCCCGCCCCTGGCGATGTCCTTGTCGCTGTCCACGGCCCTGGCGAGTCCGCGATGCGCCGGCATGCTGATCCCAAGCGGATCGGAACATGCCTGACCCTCATCACTGACAACTGGGGGGCTCATGCGCTGGTGCTGATGCGAGACGGAACCACCAAGACCTGTCACGGGCTCAATCGTGGCCCCGGCATAGGCTGGCATCTTGCCCAGTGATGAAGGGTCAATCATGAGCGGTGACGAGACGGTGAATGCGGCTATCCGAGCGGCGAATGCTGCCAGAGCAGCCAAGTCGCGAGCGACCCGAAGAAGCGGAAACATGGTGGACAAGATCGTGTGGATCCATCGATCCAAGCTGTCGGAACTGAGCGAGGTGGTCGCGCGACTCAACGCGGAGGCTGTCGCAGAGGCGGGCCGAAAGTAGCGTGGTGCAGCAGAAGAAGAAGGGTCGCAATCGCGACCCTTTTTTGTTCTTGAAAATGCTTTTTTTGCGAAAAGCCGTTGACTGTGTGACAGTCACGCGGCTAACATTCCAGCACTCAACAACACGCTGGAGCACGAAAACCATGATCTACGCAGCCAATAAGACCGAAAAAGAACTCTGCTTGTTCGACGCGGCGGCCCGTGATGCCGCTGAGGCGTTCGCACTCGACGAGTACCTGTCTGATCGCGATGTCCCGACGCTGCTGTTCGTGGCTGAGGCGGGCGGCTTGGTGCTGGTCCGTCACGTCCTGACCAATCAGGTGCTGCGGAAATTCCAGCGCCGGGAGCGTGCTACTCGCCTGGTTCTTCGCGTCAACCGCGGCACCCTGCGCCGTGCTGGCCTGATCGCCTGAGCTGAGGGAGTCCATCCATGAACCGCTTTGACATCGCTGCCCGAGCTGCTCTGTTTCTCCTGGGAAAAGGCAAGACCATCTTCGGCTTCTGGTCCGGGAGGATGACTCGCCAAGAGCAACTTGACACCTTCGGCTTCTACCTCGGCAGCGGAATCATCACGATCGATGGTGAGGAAGACTCGATCTCCCACTGTCGCGAAGAGATCTTCGGGCGCTCCATGGTCACGCACCAGATTGACCTGACCAAGCCGATCGAGGTCGAAGTGACTCGCCGCGAAGAGTTCGGGGGCGAGTTCTACAAGGTCGCCTTCCTCGGCATTGGTGATGCGATGGCCTTCGCGAAGGAGGAGGCCAAGTGGGAGGGGACGCGCCGCGTCTACTGCGCCGCTCTGTCTTTCGATGCCCATGGGGATTTCATTTTCCGGGCCTGACCCACATCCAGCGCCTGCCGAAGCGGGCGCTGCAATGTGGGCCAGATCGATGCCCCGCATCACAAGGACAGAAAGGAAGCACGCATGAGCATCGCGGCAATGACCGCATCGGCCACGCCGAACAAGCTGGGCCGCTTGGCCGAAGAGCTGAACCGCATGGCCAGTCGAATGAGCACTGTCGCAGGCGTACCTGTAGAGGTGACGATCCGTGCCGAAGGGTGCTTCACCTTCAGCACTGCTGCCCGGAATGACGAGGCGGGCAACCGTCTCGCCACGTTCTTCAGCGGTAGTGAATGCTCCGTCGATGTCGTCCACGATGACGAGTGCGGGACATTCGTCTATGTGGACATGAAAGCGGCGGCAGCATGAGCCGGTCTGCAGGACAGCGCCGCGTCTACGTCGTTCGGCATCCATCCGGAACCAGGCTAGTCCGGGCCGGCAGTGCAGCCAAGGCCATTCGCTATGTCTGCCGGGACTACCGCGCCGATGTTGCCTCGCATGAAGACCTGATTGAGCTGCTGCCGGCTGGCGTGCCGGTCGAAGATGAGCAGCATGCTGACGCTGTGACGGATCGAGATACCGCCACGCAAGACCTGTTCGATGCGCCGGCCAACGGAGAGCGGGGCGCAGCACCGGCACCGGCACCGGCACCGGCACCGGCACCCGAGCCCGAGCCCGAGCCCGAGCCCGAGCCCGAGCCCGAGCCGGCTGCGGCGGATGACCTGGCAGATCGCGTGCGCGCGCTGGCCGTGCAGCTCGGCACCGAGCGGCCCCGCTTGCCGCCCGACCTCATTCCCATTGAGCTGCTGAAGCTATGCGGACTCGACGACGCGCGGCCCGGCGACGTGCTGCCGTGGCAGTTCGACGAGATTGCGCGGGACTTCTGGGATGCGTACTACGCCGCGACTCGTGATGCGGCGGAATCGAGCATCACGGAAGCCCAGAGGCAGGCTGAAGTGGCCACGCTGCGGCGCCAGAGCGGGCCGGGTGTGCGGTACCGCCACCCCCAGACCGGCGAGTGCTGGTCTGGCCGCGGGTTGAAGCCCAAATGGGTCATGGCCGCGATCGAGTCCGGCATGACGTTGCAAGACCTGGAGGTCCAGAGATGAAGACGTTCGATGATCTGCTGTTGGCGTACACCGGCAGGGATGCCGCGTATCACGAGAGAGCCCAGACGACAGGGCTGGATTTTGCTCGGCACGTCTACGCAGCGATGAGCGCTGCGCCAGTCCAGCTGGCCCCCGGCCTGCGGAAGGCGAGCCTGCTGCTGCAGAGCGACTGCGCCGCGTTTGTCATGAGCAATGAGTCTCCGGCCGGTTCTGGCGCGCTCAGCACTAGCGATCAAGACGTGGCTGATTGCTACAGCGAGGCCATGGCTTTTGTCGCTTCGGCGGAAGCCGAGATCGAACGCCTGAGCGCCGAGCTGCGCCGAGAGCGTGATGAGGCGATCGCATCGGCGGACCATGCCATTCGGCTGTTCGATGAGATGCGCAATGATCGCGATAGGCTTGCCGTGCGCCTGGCGCGCATCGAGCAGGCGCGGCCGGTAGCGTGGATGCGGTTTCTCCCGAGCGGCGGCACAAATGGCCCGCTGCGAGACGACCAGGTTCAAGCGATCCATCGCGCATCATGGACCCCCTTGATTGCAGCGGACTGGGTTGATCGATCCGCTCCGCAGCCGCCCTCAGACCATCCCGAGGATGATCTCGAAATCGGCCCGGTGCGCCAGCCGAGCATCTGCACATCTGCCGGCAACATCGGCACCGGAGACCTGTGCACGGCGTACAGCGAGACGACGGGCCGGTGCTCGCACCCGGCAGAGTGCGACTACCAGCAGCGGCCAGCCCGGCCTGAGCCCGACCGTGAGCGCGAGCGCGAGCTGTTGGCGGCACTGCACGAGATTGCAGAGTGCGTGCTTTACAACAGCGAAGACATGAGAGAGCTTGCCCGTGCCGCCATCGCCAAAGCCGAGAAAGGCGGTGCGGCATGAGGGCGAGACACACGCCTGGACCGTGGATCGCCGTTGGCCGATGGGTCGAGCACCCGCGCGATGACATCCCGGACATCTGCACGACTGACCCGGCCGCACTGGATCAGGATGGGCGCAGCGATGCCGAATGCTGCGCGAATGCCCGGCTGATCGCAGCGGCGCCCGAGCTGCTGAAGGCGCTGCGCGAGATCGTCGCCAGCGCTGATCGGGGTCAAGCGTTCTTCAGCACATTCCTGTTGCTCGACGCCCGCGCCGCAATCGCCAAGGCCACAGGGGGAAGGCTATGACATGTGACCCGGTGGTCGTGGCTGCGCGTACAGCCATCGCAAAAGCCGAGGAAGGTCGTGCCACATGATCGATGAACGCGATTACGCGAACCCCAATCACCCGATCAACACGCACCGCGGCGCCCAGTTGGCCATCGTCGGCGACGACTGGCTGAGCGATCGGGACAAGCTCAGCAAAGCACGGGCAGAGGCTGCGCGGAAGCGGGCCGCGCGGGCTCTCATCAAGAAGCTCGACGCGACGAAAGAGGCGCTGAACGAATTCCTGTTCACCTGCATTGATTGCCGGGACGGGAGCGGGGATGTCCGCGGAGAGGCAGATAGCCGTCGGCTCCTGATGCGGGACATCACCGAGTACAGCTCCTGGCTCTCCAGCGTCTACGACAAGGAGGGCTGAGTGAGAGCGGGATTCAACATTCCAGTGGTGCAGCGTGACCACTTCCAGCCCGAAGAGGGGCGGCTCGGCTTTCGCGCCCCGTGCTGCTGGTGCATTCATCGCCACGGGTCGTACAACGATGCGCCCTGCAAGACCTGCGGGCACAACGAAGCCGTTGATGGGTCGCCGCAATGGTCAGGCGACCGAGGGAAAAGCAGTGACTGAACGTCTAGAAAAAGCCCGCGCGGCCGTCAGTGCTGCGCAGGCAGCTCTTGTCAAGGCAGAGGGCGAGGCGAGGCGCGCAACGGAGGCCCTGCAGGCAGCAATGAATGAGATCCTTGCTGCAGACGCTGAACTGCCGCATGCCACTGTCGTCGCGGTGTCGCGGTACGGGCGGACTCCGGCGAGGCGCGCTCAAGTGGCGATCCTGAGCAGGACTGCGAAGACCATCACAACCCGAGTCGGGTACAGCGGAGAGCAGAAGTGGAGGCAAGACATGGCAGGGGTGTGGATACCGTACCCGGCCGATTCGTGGTGCTGTGACTTGGTGCGCCTGGAGCTGCCGGAATGACCTGGAACCTCAAGAGAACGGCGCAGTGCGCCAAGTGCCCGTGGATCAAGGGCGTCGATCCTCACGACATCCCCGACGGCTACTGCGAGACGAAGCACGCGAACCTGGCCAGCACGATCGCCCGACCTGGGGAACTGAACCTCGGCACGTTGACCGTGATGGCGTGCCACGAGTCACCTGTCGGCGATGAGGCGCACTGCGTCGGGTGGCTGGCGAACCAGGCTGGGCCTGGCAACAACATCGGGCTCAGGCTGAGCCTGATGTCGTGCGGAAACGCAGGAAAGATCCGGCTGCGCGGCGACCAGCATGAACGCTTCGAGGACACCCTGCCATGAAGCTCGCGCCCGCATGCAAGACCTGTCCATGGCGTGACGGCGGCTACGTCTACGACGATGACGGCCGCGAGGCGGTCCTGGAGGGCTACGAGGCCTCATGCCATTGCATCGTCGGGACTCAGGCCGTCTTCCACCACCAGCCGGCCCGGCCCGGCGAGGCCTGCCGGGGGCCAGAGCACTTCGAGGCGGGAACTCCCGGATACCGTGATGCCACTGCTGTTCAGTAGGGGGAGGATCAATGACCTGCCCTAAGTGCGCCGACACCGACGGATCGTCGTTCATGCCGAGCTACGGGCCGGCGCCGCACACATGCTTCTGGCAGATCCCAGGCGCAACTCTTGGCGAGAGTGTTCCGCTGCCGCAGGAGGACTGGCCGCCCGGATTCGATCCGGACCCTGAGTGTCCGGGGCTGGGCACGTACTGGTGCGTGCACTGTGGCGAAGGTCGTCCGGCGTGACAGAGCAGGCGCGTACCGGATGGCCGCCTGGCCTGTTGCAGGACGACAGCAGGCAGCTGTCGTCCTGGCTGTCTTCCCGCCTTGGAGCACGGCACCTTGTCGATCTGCGCTGCGCGGAGATCCGTGCCGATCGCCTCAGGCGGCAGCAGGAGAGTGGGGCGACTGCACGGGCAGACCCTGCGTGCTCTTCAGGATGTCGAGATAGCGGGAGAGCTGCCCGCACCTGCTGCCCACTCCACCCTCAACGATCAGGATTGGCGCATCCACCGAGATGAGTCCCCATTCCGCAGCTTCAGCGATCAGCGCACCGACCGCGCGGCGGTGGAGTTCTTTGCGCTGAATGATCACGCAGCGCCAGGGGTCTCCTGAGGCTGACCTGATCAGCTCGATCGGCGCCAGTCCGTGCATGCTGTTCGTTGCGATCACGCCTCCTGCCTCGATCGATGCCATCAGTTCGGCAGCATCGGACTGATCTACCGGGTCGGTGTCGATGATCGGCTGATGGGCACTGCAGAGTCCGTGCGAGTCGGACATCACCAGCAGTCTCCCGATCGACTGCAACTCGGTTCGGCTCCGCATGGTGTTCCAGAGATGGCCATGGCACATGTCCGCCAACTGGATCGTGTCACCGGGCTTGCGCACTCGCTCCGGCTCACTCAGGAGGATGAGGGTCTCCGCAAGCGACACCCCCGACGAGGGGAGGAGTGGGATTCGGCGTGTCGGCAGGCGCCGGCCTACTTCAGGGGACGCTTTTCGGGGTGCAGGGTCCGATGATTTCGGACGTTGATAGATCGGAGTGTCTCCGAAGAACATATACATGATCGTGCTTCATTGTGTTCTTTGTCACGAATAATACCGTTCAATGCACTTGAAAGAACTATAGAGAACGGAAAAGACGATCAGAGAGGGTCTTTGAGGGTCTGATGATGTGGCGTCACATCCTGGGGGCGCCCCATGTCTACCATCATCAACCTGCAGATCACCGAAGCCGGCCGGCAGGCGGCGCTGGCCGCCGACGGCAAGGGCCTGTCGCTGTCTCTGACCCACCTTGCACTGGGCAAGGCCCGATACGCCGCGAGCATTCAGCAGACCGCGATGCGAGAGATCGCCGAGACGGTCGCTGTCACCAGCATGGCGGCACCCAGCCTGACGGGAGCGATCAAGCTCGCCGCGCACTTCGGTGCCATCGCCTCTGATGCCGGCTATCCGGCGTACGAAATGGGGCTGTGGGCGGGCCATCCGGCCGATGGCGGAGTGCTCTTCGCGGTGCACACGAGCGAGGTCGCGGACAAGCCGATCATCTACCGGGGGGCGTTCGACTACACGGTCGTCCTGGGCATGACGCTCTCTGCCGTCCCGGATGGGTCCGTGACCGTGGTGATCGACGATCAATCGATCCCCGCTGCGCTGGCGGTGCTGGCCGCTCACGAGCGCAGCGTCACGGCTCACGATCACCTGGCCGCCAAAGCGGGGGTCGTCGCGCAAGCCTACTCGTCGTCGGGTACGGCCGGAACGGGCAGTGCGTACACGATGACCGTCGCGGTCAAGCCGGAGATGCTGCGCTTCGCTCGGGTGGTGGGGGCTGTTCACGCTCCGAACGCGGCCGGCGCCACGCTGGCAGTGAATGGCCTGGCTGCTGCGCCGATCAAGGTCTATGACCAGACCGGCGCCAAGGTCTCGCCGGCTGCTGGCCGGATGGCGGCTGGCATGGTCGCTGAGTTCGTGTTTGATGGCGCGGACTGGGTGTTGCTGAATCCGGCTCCTGCGGCAGTATCGACCGTTCTGCGGCTGTCGGATGTGACCGTGACGCCTGCCCCGACAGGCGGAGACGGCAGCGCGGCATCACCTCTCATCCTGCCGGAGGCCACCAGCGCGCCTGGCGTGCAGGGTGCGGCTGTCGCGACGATCGCGGTGACTGGCATGCAGGCGGGCGAGTTCCTGCAGGCTGGCGATCGTGCGGTGGTGGCCAACGGTTCGCGGTTCTCGGTCAGTGCAGGCCGGATCGCGGATGGCGCAGGCCGGCTGAGCCTGGTGGTCGCGTTCTCCGACACCCCTTCTTCCGCATCTGGCACTCGTTTCGACATGGATCTCGTCGTCGGTGGCCTGGTCTTCCGGCATCGTCGGAATGTGGCCATCACGACGGTCGTGAGTCAACCCGCGATCACGAGCCCGATTGGCGGCGCCACTGGCGTCGGGGCAAAGCCGACGATCTCTGCCAGCGCGTTCACGGTCAGCGGCGGCACGGACACGCACAAGTCCTCCACCTGGCAGATCGCCAGCGATTCGTCCTTCGCGACGATCGTCGCCGAGTCCGCTGGCGACACGACGAACAAGGTGAGCTGGGTTCCAGCTGCTGCGCTCGAATACGCGAAGACCTACTTCGTGCGTGTGCGCTACACCGGGGTGCAGTCTGGCGACAGTGCATGGTCTGCTGCCCTGAGTTTCACGACGCAAGCAGCGCCTGCCATCAACAGGCCGGCGATCACCAGTCCGGCCGGAGGTGCGACGGGGACTGCGATTCAGCCGAGCATCGCCGCGAGTGCGTTTGCTGTCGCGAACGGCTCGGACGTGCACCAGTCTTCGCACTGGCAGATCGCCAGCGATGCGGCCTTCACGACGATCGTCGCCGAGTCCGCTGGCGACACGACGAACAAGGTGAGCTGGAAGCCGTCGGTGCCGCTGGCCTACTCCAAGGCGCATTTCGTTCGTGTTCGCTACACCGGGGCTGCGCTTGGGCAGACTGCCTGGTCGGATGTGGTGAGCTTCACGACGGCGGCTCAACCGACTGTCAACGCCCCCACCATCAGCACTCCGGCTGCAGGCGCCACCGCTCAATCCGTTCAGCCGACCATCTCCATCCTGGGTTTCACGGTCAGCGGCGGCACGGATTCGCATGCGTCCTCCACCTGGCAGATCGCCAGCGATTCGGCCTTCACGACGATCGTCGCCGAGTCGCAGCTCGATGCGACGAATCTGCTGAGCTGGAAGCCGGCATCCGTCCTGAGCTACGCGAAGACCTACTACGCACGGGCCAAGGTTCGCGGTACCGCTTACGGCGATTCGGCCTGGTCGGCTGTCGTGAGCTTCACGACGGCTGCGCAGCCGGTGGTGAGCCCGCCAGCGATCACCGCGCCGACATCCGGGTCTGCCGGCAACTCCATTCAGCCGACGATCACCGCAGGCGCCTTCTCGGTGGCTGGTGGCACGGATTCGCATGCGTCTTCCACTTGGCAGATCGCCAGTGATGCGGCCTTCACGACGATCGTCGCCGAGTCGCAGCTCGATGCCACCAACAAGGTGAGCTGGAAGCCGTCGGCGGCGCTGAGCTACGCCACCAACTACTTCGCGCGCGTCAAGTACCGCGGCACCACCTACGGCGATTCGGCCTGGTCGGCTGTCGTGAGCTTCACGACGGCCGCCAAGCCGACCGTGAACAAGCCGACGATCACCAGCCCAGCCAGCGGTGCGACGGGGATGGCAATCCAGCCGACGATCACGATCGACCCGGTGACGTTCTCTGGTGGCACGGATTCGCATGCGTCCTCCACTTGGCAGATCGCCAGTGATGCGGCCTTCACGACGATCGTCGCCGAGTCGCAGCTCGATGCCACCAACAAGGTGAGCTGGAAGCCGTCGGTCGCACTGAGCTACTCGAAGACCTACTACGTCCGCGTCAAGGCACGGGGCGCAGCTTTCGGTGACTCGGAGTGGTCTTCCGTCGTCTCCATGACGACGATGGCCGTCCCGACCGTGACGAAGCCGACCGTGACTGCACCGTCAGCCGGTGCTGCATCCGTTCCTGTCGATCAGACCTTCGCCATCGCGGCGTTCGCTGTGTCCGGCGGCACGGATTCGCACGCATCGACGACGTGGCAGCTGTCTGTGTCGTCCAGCTTCGCGACGATCGCGGTCGAGTCCGCACTCGATGCCACCAACAAGGTGAGCTGGAAGCCGTCGGCGGCGCTGAGCTACGCCACCACCTACTACCTGCGAGTTCGCGTCCGAGGGGCCACCTACGGCGATTCGGCCTGGTCTGATGTCGTGAGCTTCACCACCGCGGCGCAGGCGCTCTCCGTGGCCAAGCCGACGATCACCAGCCCGGTGGCCGCCGCCATCGGAGTCACTGGACCGATCCGGTCGTCAGCGTTCGCGCTGGCCACCGGGTCTGGCGCTGCTCACACGTCGTCCGACTGGCAGATCTCGGCTTCTGCCACGTTCGATACGGTCACGGCATCGGCATCGCTCGACACCGTGAATCTCGTGAGCTGGCAGTACAGCGGCCTGACTGCCGGGACGACTTACTACGTCCGCGTGCGCCACAACAGCGCGACTGCTGGCGCGTCGGATTGGTCCGATCCGGTGGCGTTCACGACGATCGTGACCACCCAGCCGACCATCATCAGCCCCGCGTCTGGCTCCACCGGAATCACGTCGCCCGTGACCCTTGAGGGCAGCGCGTTCGCCTCGACCGGACAGGACACCCTGGCGTCGGTCGAGTGGCACATCTCCACGTTGGCGGGGTTCACTGTCTTGGCCGCCGTCAAGACCACCACCACTACGACGGCATCGTTCACCGGGCTGAGTGGGTCTACCCGCTACTACGCACGCGCACGCTACACAGGCGCGAAGGGCGGTGTGTCTGCATGGTCGCCAGCCATCTCGTTCACCACGGCAGCATCGCCCGGCGTGACCTGGACCGCGAAGTCCCCCGGCATTGGTGCAGTCCGCGCCACCTGCACTTCGGGCGGTCGCCTGGTCGCCGTTGGATCGAGTCAGGTGGGCGCGACGGGTACTGGCGCCATCACGTCGTCAGCAGATAACGGCGCGACTTGGGAAACCCCGATCGAGTACCTGGCTGGCGTGCGCATCGGCACCCCGCTGGCGATGCTCCACACCGGCACGCGCTTTGTGGCGGTCGGCTATGACGTGACTGGCTCGTATGACTCCGGTGCTGCCTACCTGTCTGCTGACGGCAAGGCGTGGAGTCAGGTGCTCATGACCGGCGGGGCGCCGATGGACCTGGCCACGAACGGATCCGTTCTGGTTGCTGTCGGCACGACCAGCTACCTCAATCCGATCATCCGCAACTCTGCCGACGGCGGATCAACCTGGACGAACGGCGTCGATCTCACGGGTGTCTGTGGGTCGCTGCTGGCGATTGAGTGGTGTCCCGAAATCGGGCTCTGGATTGCAGGTGGTCTCTCGACAGCCAAGAGCGAGTCCTACGGCGCGATCCTCACTTCCCCTGACCGCATCAACTGGACGCCCTGCACGCTGCCAGCAGATGTCGGCGTGATCATGGACATCGCCTGGAACGGCTCGATGGGTGTTGCCGTCGGCATGACCGGATCTGGCTCCAGCACGGCCGGCGTGGTCTTGACGACTACCGACGGCGTGAACTGGACCCGTCAGAGCGTGACCACTGGAGCCCTGTCCGGGGTGGATTGGGTTCAGTCCCAGTGGGTCGCGGTCGGGTACACGACCGCCGGCTCTGCGTCAGCAGGCGCAGCGATGACCTCTGCCGATGGCAAGTCCTGGATCTTGCGTTCCAGCGGTGCGGGCCGTCTGTACTCCGTCGCCGCGAACGGCTCTCAGATCGCCGCATGCGGCTACACGACCGCCGGATCGTCCGGTATCGGCGGTGTCTTCGTCTCCTGATCGGTGGCAATCATGGAACCCATCTTCTACCGGCCTGATGCCGGTCACTCCTACACGCTGAGCGATGCACGCACGATCAGCCCCAGCATCCGGGTCAACTCGACGGATGCCGACCTGGCTGAATTCGGTTTCGTCCGCCTCTACCCGGCTGCACCTGAGGACGACCCGACCCCCGGCGCCTATCAGGTGCGGGTCGAGCTGTCGCCGATCATGCGGGACGGCCGGTATCACCGACGCTTCACCCTGGCCGAGATGTTCCCGCACGAGCTGAACATCCGCGGCGAGGTGGTGTCCATCGAAGCACAGCGGGCACGCTATGACGCTGGCCGGCTCAGTGAGGCGAAGACCGCCGCGCGAACACGGCTGGCGGCCAGCTACGCGCGCGCGGTTGCCGCTGGCTGGGTCTGGAGCGAAGCGGACGACGTGATTGCTCTCGACACGGATCGATGGTCCCTCATGTCGGACGTGGCCGATCTGGCGCGGGCTCGCTCTGCCGTCGGCGGATCCGTCTCGTTCCTGTCGAAGTCCGGGAAGATCGTCAGCCTGCAGGGAGGTGCTTTCCTGGCCATGTACCGACAGGCTCAGGCCTATCGTGCGGCGCTGTGGTCTCAGTTCGGCTCGATCTCTGCGGCGATCGAGGCCGCGGATTCTCTGGCTGCACTGGCGGATGTCCAACTCGTGATCGGGCACGGCATCTGATGGATCAGCGGTATCACCGCCTGTACCTGATGGTGCGGGAGTTCGCCGAGCGAGCGCGGCCGACTACCCCAGCGATCAGGTACCGGACTCGACCAGACGAGGCGCTGGACCTGACGCTGTGCGCGCATCGCGCGTACGGTGACGGGATGCTGTGGTTCGCTGTCCAAGCCGCCGCAGGCCTGGACAGCCCCGAGCTGCCCATGCCCGAGCAGGATCTGGTGCTGCCGCCTCGTGAGCTGCTCATCGCGTTGATGGTCGATGCTGGGTTCCCGGCGGATCTGGGGCTGCTGTGACTGCCGCATCAGCCAACACGCCCGCCAAGGTCATCGCAGAGGCCAAGGCTCGCCAGCGAGAGGATCTCAAGCAGCGCAAGGACGCGAAGGGGATCCTCGATCCGAATGATGTCGGCGGGCGGTATGACGCCGAGCGGGGGCTGCTGACGACTCTGGGTGGCCAGCTACGCGAGATCACCGCTGACGACCTGCGGCAGTTCGCCAATCACACGCAGCGGCTGGGAAAGCAGTTCACAGGCGGCATCACAGCCAAGCAGATCGTCGATCTGTCGATGCCTGACCGCCGAAGGCGGGCGAACGAAGAGATCAGGTTCGCCGTCCCGATGGAGATCAAGGGCAACCGGATCCACTTCGTGACGAATGCTGGACCAGACAGCCGAGCCCTTCGTCACCATGTCTACGTGGCGTTCCCGAGTCTCGGGGCTGTGGCTGCCAGTGCCGGGCAGACCCCCGCGTTGGCGCGTCGGCTGGCCGCCGGTCAGGTTCAGATCGAATGCGACTGTGAGGACTGGCGCTACGTCTTCAGGTACATCGCCACAGTCGGCGGGTACAACGCTGGGCGTCCCGAGACTGGGTTTCCGAAGCTCCGGAACCCGAAGCTCCGCGGCATCGCCTGCAAGCACGTCCTGCGCACCGCGCACATGCTGTCCCAGCCAGCAGCGCTGATGAAGATCGCCCAGATGATCGATCTATCCCGCGGCACGCTGGACCGGAACGCGACCAAGCGGGTGACGAAGGCCGAAGCGGAAGAGATCGCCAAGCAGCAGGCCAAGCAAGCCGCCTGGAAGCGGATGCAGGTCGAGTCATCCTCCGAGAAGCGAGAGCGGCTCGCCGCGGCTCGCGCCATTGCACAGGCCCGGCGTGGAGAGCGGCCGACTCCGGACTCAGGGGTGTCGCAGAAGCCGACCCCCGCACAGGTCCGCGCCGCCGTAGCTGATCTGCGCAAGCAGATGGACATCCTCGTCGCCGCTGGCCAGATGACACGCCAGAGGGCTGACGCCATCATCAAGGAGGCTCAAGGTGATTGAGCGCATACCAGAGGCCGTTTCCAAGTCGGCCCGAATCGTGACCCTGAGGCACCCGCGATCGATGCGGTGCGAAATCTGGCGCCGCGTCGTGACGCGCCCGCAGTCCGGCATCACGGGCGTCATGGAGGCGATGTTGGACGGCGTTCCGACCATGGGCGGCATGGGCGTCCTGGCCGCCGACGATGAGCCGGAGATCACGTACGAGCGCAAGGGGGATGCTCGGCTGCTGTTCGTCGGCGGCGTGAGAGAGCCCCTGCCTGTCGTCGATCGGGATAACTCACTCGCACAGCCCGAGGCCGTCAGCGCACACATCGAGGCTGTCGCAGATCCCGACACCCCTGCGCACTTCACGCCCGAGCGCGGCGATCTCGTCGTCGTGCTGCCTGGCATGGGCGTCGTCATCGCTTTCACCGTGGAGGGCATCGAGAGCCCGACCACGATTTCCGCATACGTCCGCCGCTTTGTGCTGCAGCGGCGTGACGAGCTTGACCACCTGCAGCCGTTCAAGGGGGCGTGATGTCCATCATCAAGCTGGCGATCTTCCTGGTCCTGTCGTTGATGCAGGGCTGCGAGAGCCTGACCATCAGCGCCGCGACCAACGCGGCAGTGGAGCGCTGTCCGCGGACCCAGCACATCGAGCTGAGGTCTGGGTCGATCGGAAAGGACTCGATCCTGTCGATCCGCTGTTTCGCGGAGAAGTCGCTGTGATCACGGTCGAGAAGTTCAAGCAATTCGCGCCCAAGGCGAGCCGAGCGGCTGAGCACGCCGCTGCGCTTGAGATGGCGCGACGGGCCTCCAGCGTCACGACACCACGTCGTCTGGCGCACTTCATGGGGCAAGCGTTCGTCGAGACTCAGGGCTTCCTCCACCTGGAAGAGAACCTGAGCTACCGGACCCCGGATCGCCTTGACGCGGTGTTCAGTGCCGTGCGGGGGCTTGATGACGCAACTCAGCTGATCGCCAAGGGGCCGCAGGCCATCGCCAATCGTGTGTACGGCGGCCGTCTTGGCAATGGACCTGAGCACACGGGTGATGGGTGGCGGTTCCGTGGGTCAGGCTACTGTCACCTGACGGGCAAGGAGAACTTCGAGAGGTTCGGGCGCATCGCCGGGGTGGACATCGTGTCCAACCCCGACCTTGCTCGCCAGCCTGCCGCCGCCGCCAATCTGGCGTTTCGCTACTGGGAGGCGACAGGCTGCAGTCAGATGGCGGATCGCGGTGATGTGGAGGGGATCACTCGCGCATGGAATGGACCCGCCCGCCTGGGACTTGCCGAGCGTCGAGATGCTGCATTGCGTGCGCTGAGCATCTGGGGTGCGCTCGCCTGACCGGGGTGATGGCAAAACGCCCCGACAGCTTGCGCTTCGGGGCGTCTGCATCACAGCATCTTCGCCGGCATCAGTCGGCCTGCATTGCGGAAATCAGCCGGACTGCATCGCGCTTCCGGATCATCCGCTTCCACCCGCCGCCGCCGGATCTGAGCATGTCAGGTGCGCTGCTGGTCTGCTTGATGCCTGCGGCATTCATGGCCGCGATGATCTTCGTGACCGAGTAGCCGGACGTGCTCGCGATCGAGCGGATCGACACCAGTCGATCGTCATCCGCAAATTCCGGGATGTCTTTGCGGATCGACATCAGCAGCGCTTCCTTCAGCACTTTGCAGCCTCGATTTTCATGCCGCACTGCGATGCGTCCGGCACGAATGCGAATCTGGACCAGTCGAGTCGTGATGCCGAGCATCGCTGCGGCCTCTGCCGTCGTGATCGTCTCGTTCGCGCCTTTGACTGTGGTGGTGGTTGCCATCTGGATCTTTCTTCTTGCCCCGGACGGGAGTCTGAGGTTTCCCAATGTTCTGACGAGAGAAATCCCGGAATGGGCGTGCCCAGCCGGGATTGAAGTGGTTCGGCGGCGTGTCGCCGCTCTGTTCGCTCAGTGCCTGAAGATCGAATAGAGGGCAAACATGGCTGCCACTGGGCAGATGAGCATCACGGCGATGTGCCCTGCCTCTTCGATCAGAGAAGTCGTGCGAACCTTGCGGTTGAATGCGTTCTTGAACATGCTTCCAGCTCCGTTTTGTGTGCTTAGGATGCGAAATTTAGCGCATTGAATCGACTAGATCAACAGCTTTTCGCTGAAAAATCGTTCTTTTGTGTAGATGGTCGAGTGGACAATGCTCGCAGGAGCACATCCCGATGACCGATCTACATGCACGCATTCATCAAGCCGCACACACGGCAGCGACCGGCAACAACACTCAGAAAGAGCCGACAGCGGCTCAGCAAGCTGCCGGCAACTACCGGGTCGGCCGACTCAGCCTGCACGGCCTGAAGATCGCGATCGAGAACCCCGCCGGCACCTTCCGGGAGGGTGTTGGCTACGGAGGGAAGCCGTGGCGCACGCGCCTGGCCGCGCACTACGGCTACTTCGTCGGCACCCGCGGGGCTGACGGCGATCCGGTGGACGTGTTCATCGGCCCTGTTCCCGAGTCGCCTGTCGTGTGGGTCGTCAACCAGGTCCGTCCGGACGGATCGTTTGACGAGCACAAGTTTCTGCTGGGCTTCCCCACCGAAGAACTGGCCCGCGCGGGCTACACCGAGTCGTACTCGCCTGGCTGGCGAGGTCTCGGAGGCATCGTGAAGCTCACCGTCGATCAGCTGCGGTGGTGGCTGGCGAGCGGCGACAAGTCCAAGCCCATCAACAACACGGCCGAGGTACTGGCCGCTACACCGAGGAAGAAAATGACCCCCGTGACCTGGGACCGTGACGCCAACCCTGTCGGCCTCACGCCGGCCCGTGTGCTGTACGAGATCCGGCTCGATGACGTTGGCAGTGACCTGCTGACCGATCCGATGACGATGGACGACCTGATGGACGATCCGGACATCGAGTGCCTGATTCGTCTGGACGCACTGGTGGTCGAGGCCGGCATGCTGAAGCCGAAGATGGACACGCTGATGTCCGTCATGACTGCCGCCGGCAAGACTGTGCAGCCGCAGCAGAACGAGATCGGGGAGCCTGTTCGATCGAAGGGAACGATGCTGATCCCCGTCATCTTCGGCATGAGCGATGGCCAGACCGTCACGATCTGGCTGCACAACCCGGACACCACGCCCGACAAGCTCGCGCCCACGGATGCACTCGTGTCGTGCCGCTGGCAGATCAACAAGGCCGATGTGACGATCGTGGTCGCGCCCGAGAAGGGCCGTGACCTGAATGTCCGTGATGTCGCTCGCCGGATCATGAAGCTGGTCGAGCAGAACAGCGCAGCCTTCACCCGCAAGAACGAGCGCGCCGCTCAACGGGCGGAGCAGATCGACTCGCTGCGCACTGAGATCGCCGCACTGGAGTCGCGCAACGCAGAGCTAGATGCGGAGATCGGCGCGGCAGAGGCCGATCAGATCGATCGTCTGGCGAAGGATGCACTTCGTCAGAAGCATGATCCGAACGGCGAAGGAGATTCGCCTGAGAAGGCGGACTTCATCGCGGCCCGTGAGTTCTTCCGGGCCAATCTGCAAGGGCGATCGATTCCGACTGTCATTGGCCCCGTGGAGATCACTGGTGCGTCTTGGCGTGAGATGAAGCGCGGGATGACATCTGATCCGATCAAGCTTGCCGTGTCGCGCCATGTCGAGGAGATTCTGACTGGCGGCCGGTACGACGGAAAAGAGGGACTGAACAAGGCCCGCAAAGACGATTTCGTCGCATTCCACTTCTTTGAGAAGGAGGTGGACATCGGCGATCTTCTGGTGACTGCCGGCGTCACGGTTGCAGAGCGCAAAGGCGGCGGACTCATGCTAGCCTATGGGCTTGGCCACGAGATTGAGAAGCGGTGGCAGAAGCGCAAAGGCGAATCTCCGGACTTACCTCAGGTCAAGAGCCCGAGCGCCGGAGATTCTGAGACGACTGGCGCCGTCTATGACTCGATTCTGGGCGAGTCTGTCGATGAAGTCAACGAGCCGGGTCTGCACATTGTCATCCTTGGCATTCGCAAGAAGGATGGTTCTGCAATCGATCAACCTTCCAAGCCGGACTCCAACAGCGACCTGTTCGGCGGCAACGTCGCAGCGCCCGAGCTGAAGCCGGAGGGCGCCGAGTCGAAGATGATCTCCCGCCGTGACATTGATCGCACGGATGAATTCAGCCTGCGCGAGCAGTCCGATTTTGGTCTGCCACCATTCGTCACGAGTTGGACGGTCGAGATTCATGACGCAGGCCGCGGCCCGTTCATGGAGTTGTTCGCGAACAATGGCGTGATCACTCAGCGCATCAGTTCGAGCGGCATGGATTACCTGTCGAACCGCGCGCATGCCGTCATCCGCGAGGCATCGAAAGACTTCGCGCTGGCCAAGACCGGCGGTGAGCGGCCGGCCCCTGGCGGCGACCTGTTCGGCGGCAACGTCGCAGCGCCCGAGTTGAAGCCTGAGGGCGCCGAGTCGAAGGTGAAGACCGCCAAGGGCACGCAGGTGCTGACCGGCTACAGCGTGATCGAGGCCGACCGCCTGATCACGTCGCACGACCCGGCCACGGGCGACGCCACCCCCGCGTTCCCGGCCGAGCTGCAGCCGCGCGACCGCGGCCGGGATGCCTCTATCGCCTGGGTTCGCAAGACCGCGCAGGATCTGGACCCGGACCTGCTGGGCAAGTCGCGCCGCGCCGACTCCGGGGCGCCGATCGTCGGGCCGGATGGCGTGGTCGAGTCGGGCAACGGGCGGACGATGGCGATCGTGCTGGCATACCAAGCCGGCAAGGCGGGCGAATACCGCGCCTGGCTGGAAGAGGAGGCCGCATCGTTCGGCCTGCCGGCCGAGCGGGTGAAGGCGATGAAGCGCCCGGTGCTCGTGCGCATCCGCACCAGCCAGATCGACCGCGCTGCCTTCGCGGTGGAGGCCAATCAAGACGACAAGTTGGCGATGACCGCCACCGAGGTAGCCAAGGCCGACGCCGGCCGGCTCACCGATGACATGGTGGCCCTGATGACCGAGGACGGCGACCTGACCGCGGCGGCCAACGTGCCGTTCCTCGCGGCGTTCCTGCGCTCGCTGGGCGACACCGAGGCCGCGCGCTACAGCACCAGCGACGGCAAGCCCACCGCAAGCCTGATCGCCCGCGTGCAGGCCGCCATCTTCGCCAAGGCGTACAACGACGACCGCCTGCTGGAGCTGACCGCCGATGTTGCGAAGCCCGAGATTGCCAACATCGTCCGGGCTCTGAACCACGCCGCGCCCGAGTTCATTCAAGCGGCGGCACTGGACCCGGCCGCCACCGGCAACGCTACGGGCAAGCTCACCGACGCGGTGCAGAAGAGCCTGAACCAGAAGGCCGTGGACGCGCTGCTGGGCGCATCGAACGTGATCCGTCAGGCGAAGGACGCGGGCCAGTCGGTTGAGGAATTCGTGTCGCAGTCCGGCCTGTTCGGCGACATCGACCCGGACGTGGCCGCTATGGCGGTGTTCATCGCGAAGAACAACCGCAGCGCCAAGCGCATGGGCGAGGCGTTCAAAGCGATGGCCACTTTCATCCGGGGCGAGTTGCAGCGCCGGCAGACCGCGGACATGTTCGGGGACAACGAGCCGTTGGACTTCAAGGACATCGTGGCCGCGGCGAACCGCGAGCTTGAGCGGCTGTACGGGGAGGGCGCGCAGACGATCGGGCTGTTCGATCCCCAGCTCAAGCCGGAGCCTGTTGTCACCCCGACCAACCCACATGCTGACGCGCTCCGCGAAGTCGTGGCAGGGCTGCACGACAAGCTGGGGCCGGAGGCGCTGCTGGCCAAGATCGAGGCGGCCGTGATGGGGCTCCAGGGCGATGCGAAAGCGCTGCCTGAGGAGATGAACACGCTGGGCGTCGATGCCATTCGCCACTGGGTCAAGGTCGAGGAGGCCGCACATGGTTGAGGCAGGCAAGCTGCTGCCCAAGGCCTACAACCTCTTGGCACTGGTGAAGCGCCTGCGGGAGGCGCTCTCGGCATCCCCGCCGAATCGGGTGCGCGCAGCGGGTCTTGCCCGAGCTGTCCCGGCCGCGCGAGCAGACATCCGAGGTGAGGATGCCGCCTCCATGACTGACGCTGATGCGACAGCGATCCGGTCAGACTGCATTGCGGGCGCGGCGTTGACCGACAGCGACATCAGCACGCCTGACGGATTGGCGATCGCCCAGCGGGCGGTGACGGCGTGCGCCACTGCCCAGCTTGCGGTCAAGGTGCAGTCGATTCGCGGCGATGTCGAAAGTCTTGCGAGCGTGCCCAATCCTGGGCCTCGCCTGCTGGCCAGCCACGCCTTCAAGGAGGCATGCCGTGATCAGCTAATCGCCGCCGGATCGGAAGCTGTTCAATCGCTTGCTACCCTTTCGGTAAAGACAAAGGGGCGCCGAGATGAATTGACGAAGCTGATTGGTGAGGCGAATTCAAAAATCAGGCGGGAAGCCTATCTAATTGCCGGCGAGAGAGCGCGCCTGATTGATGATTACATCAGAGCAGAAGTTGACAGGATCAAGCGCGATGGCGTTGATATTGGCGAAGATTTCCCGTATGACTATGTGAGAAAGTCTCGCGAATACAATGAATTTTCCGAATCTTCTCACAAGATGGCTAGGGACAAGATTCAGCCAATGATCGACGAGGCGAAGAAGAATGCTTCCGGGCTTGAATCGGAATTGCAATCCATCAACGCGCCCGCTGTCGCCGAGGCGCAGGCCCTAATATCGAGGTTAATGGATGCGCCTTCGGTTTCTCGCGAGGAGGCGACGGCTTGGGCTGAATCTCAGGAAATCACTAAGACGGCAATCAACCGCCTGAAATCCGAAAAGTACCCCGTCGATAAGTTGCGCGCCGACATGGCTGACTTCTACAGAATAACCAATGGGCGCATTGGGCGGGTCGTCATTTCCAGTACCGGGAAAAGTCGGGCAAGTGCCGATCAAATTCACGGCGCTGCTGTCGCCACGATCGACATCGGGTCAGGCTTCGACAAGCGCGTTCTCTGGCACGAACTGGCCCACCACCTTGAGTCTGACCATGTGCTGCTGGCTGCAGGCAAGGGGTTCATTGAGGGGCGCAGCAAAGGTGTTGCCCGTCTTTCGTCGCTTGCGCCGAGGGCGAGTTACGGCCCCAAAGAGAAGGCGCATGCAGATGGATTCTTTGATCCCTATGTTGGAAAGATCTACGATGATGCGACAGAGGTTTTCTCGATGGGGGTGGAGTCGCTTTCCAGTCCCGATCTGTTGGTGAAACGTATCGCGGCTGATCCTGAGCACTTCGCTCTGGTCGCTGGCATGGTCACGACGCCAACATCGGATGGTTTGGCTCGCTATCGCCGAATCCGGGAAGAACTCGCAGGGCTCACCAGTGATGTTGCCAGCCAGCAGAAGTCTGCGATCGATGCCGCGAAGGAGTTCCTGGCTGGCCGTGCAGTCATGACGAGAGATGATGATGCAGCCGCCAAGCTTTTCAAGAGCGCAGACTATTTCTCGCTGCTTGCGATCGGTCGGCCCAAGAATGAGCAAGAGATGATCGATGCTTACGTTGGCTCGATCTCTGGGATGCTTCTCTTTAAGGCTGCGGCTCTTATTTCTCGGAACGCTGCCGGCCGAATGAATAGGAAAACAAAGGGGTTCGTTATATTCGCCGGCCCGGATCGCGTTGAGTCTGTTTTTATTTATGGCACTGACATCGATCTTCCGAAGGCTATAATGCAGGCTCTGGCCGTTCGTGAAAATGTTGACGGCTTGACCCCTGGCGGCTGGATGTTCTCTACCAGAAAATACATAGACAACGGCCAGCTTGAAAAACTGTTGACAACCTATTCGAGTGGCGAAAAAAATGTCGAATGAGAAAATCGAGGTTGTTTTCTGTACGCCGGCCGGACCTGTCTGTATTTCATTCGGTTATGCCGGGGATCCGGTTGATTTCGATGGATCGCCTGCGGCGGTCTTCCTGATGCGAGATAAGATGCAGGAGATTGTGTCGGGCGATGGCTATTCGGTGACAGATAGCACGGTTCAGCCTGGCGACCTGCTTCAATGCGAGGACAGTGTGAACGGATTTTTCCTGATCTCGTCGAACGTCGGCCTGGCCGGTCGTGTCGCGAATGACGCTCCTGCGGCGATCTTCGATTCGGTCGGGGATGACGTCGTGGCCAGCTTGCGTGCGCAGATCGCAGCGTCAGACGATGTGATGCGTGGCCTCGATCTGGCTCGGCAGATCTTGGCTTCGCGCAGCGGTGGTGCCACCGAACTGGACACGGACTATGTGTATCGGGGCGAGACCATTCGGCCGATGCGTGAGGGCGATCGTTGGCGCTGGTCGGTGCCTGCGAACGATGGCCCGGTGATGCACGACAGTCGTGCTGAAGCTGAGGCGGCCGTTGATGCCAAGGTCAGCGCCGCGCGGCAGCTCACCCCAGGCGATGCGACGGCATACCGGTATGCCCTGGTCGATCGTCCTGCATCCTTCGAGACGCTCCCGAAGGATCTGCGCTACACGCTGCTGCCGCGCCCGGATGTGGGCCGAGTGAGCGTGCTCGCCCGGCATGGCATCCTCGTCACCGCGCGCGAGCTGACGGTGGCAGAGGCCAGTGCTGCCGGTGCGATCAAGATTCCGAGCGAGGCGGACACGCGAGCTGTCGCAGAAGAGGCCGCGCGTGGCATGTCCGAGTACGCCAGCTCCTACCTGGAGGCGTTCGATGGTGGAGACCGCGGCCCCGCGGACGGGTTCGTCCAGAATCTGTTGGCCAAGGAGCGACATGCCAACACGCTGCACGAATTTGAGCCGGTCGCTGATCTGGCTGTGCAGATCCTGAAGCGCCATATCGCTGCAGGCGGAATCACTGCTGAAGCCGGCAACGACGCCTGGATGGATCTCGACCGCGCCAAGGCAATGCTGAGTGGCGCAAACTCGGTTGAGCTGATGGCGCGCGATGTGCCCGGCATCATCGGTCCGAAGGTTGAGCGACTGGAGGCGATGAAGGAGAGGTGGCCAGCGGATACTTTGGGCGCCTTCCCCGAAGGCCTGCTGTCCGCATCGAAGTCGCTGATGGCTCGCTGGCACGAGCTGCGCAAAGACGGCCCTCAGGGTGAGATGGGGCGTGGTGAAGCCAACCAGTACCTGCGCGACCACAAGGGACTCGATGACGCTGCGATCACAGCCATCCTGGCCAAGCCTACATCGGTGCAGCGTAGCACCGGCCTGAAGATCGACATCCCGAGATACACCGTGGAATACCTGAATGCCGCTGCCGCCGCAGCTACCGACCCGAAGAGCGCGCAGCGCACTGCTGACATCGCCGTGCTGCAGTCCGTGATCGATGGAACGGCTGACATGTACGACGTAGACCTGATGGAGCGCCTGGCGCAGATCGTCGAAGCGTATGCCGAAGACGCTGAGGTTCAGGCACTGGCTGCACAGGCCGGAGAGATCTGCACGAAATTCATGCTCGACATGATCGACCAGCTGACAAAGCGTTAAGATTCGCTCGCGGGTGTGGAAGCCTGCGCAGAGATTGGCCAGCCTTGCTGGCCTCATTGGTCATCGCGCTTCGGCGCATCGCCTTCGGCTTGTCTATGGTGAGCCGTGCGGGAGGGCTCGCGCCCGCCGGCACTCTGCCCGGTCTTCCACCCCGCACGGCTTGCCGCCCCTCGTGGAAGTGGGGCGGCACATCAACCACCGTAGCAGAGAGCAAGCCCATGACCATCACCCCGAAGAAGGCCGAAATCCAAGTCCGGCCTCTTGAGTTCGCAGGCGCCAGCATCCGCGCCGTCATCCTGCCGTCTGGCGATGTCGGTTTCGTCGCCCGCGATGTGTGCGATCGACTCGGATACGTGAACAGCCGCGATGCGATCAGCAAGCACTGCAAGGGCGTTGCGATGCGCTACCCCCTTCGCACGCCTGGCGGAGTGCAAGAGCTTCGCGTCATCACTGAGCCTGATGTCATGAGGCTGATCGTCTCCAGCCGGCTCCCAGAAGCCGAGCAATTTGAAGCGTGGGTGTTCGAGGAAGTCCTTCCCAGCTTGCGACAGAATGGCTCCTACGTTTCGCGCCCCGTTTCTGCGCCGATGCCGGTCATGATGGTTCCTCCGGCGGTCGAGGCCCTGCAGCTTGCGCTTCTCAGCGCCCAGATGTCCGCCGACATCCTGATGCTTGGTGGCGCAGCTCGGCTCGACATCGTTCATCGTGCACACAGGATCGCTGGTGCTGATCACCTGCTTCCCATGCTCCCCGCGTACGCCATTGATGCACCTGCTGGCGACACGAAGGGCAGCAGTGAGCCGACGGAGAGCCTGTCTGCGCTGCTGGTCAAGCATGGGATCACGATCGGAGCGCTGCGCGCGAACAAGCTGATCTGCGAGGCTGGCCTCATCGAGCAGAAGTCGCGTCCTTCTCGCAAGGTGGAGGGCGGATTCAAGAAGTTCTGGAGCATCACGGACAAGGGCCTGGCATTCGGCAAGAACGTCACCACGCCGAACCAGCAGCTTGAGGTTCAGGTGCACTGGTTCCCCTCTCGGTTCGATCAGGTCATCAAGCTCGCGCGCCTGAACGAAGCGCTGGCGGTGGCCTGATCCTCCCCCGGCTGGTGCCGGCACTCAAGCACTCACGAGGGGCGCCACTGGCGCCCTTTTTCATTTTCGGCATTGGAAAAGACCGCTGAAGCACAAAAAAAAGGGCTGAAACTGTCTTCCAACCCGCGGGGCTGTCCCGCGGTATCAAAGGAGAGAGCTTCATGGCCGCCCTGGAGAACCAACTGAATACCGATGGCATCGTCGGCAACCTGACCACCCAACTGGGCGTGGAAGGCGTGCTGGATGTCGCGACCCAGCTCGCGCAAGTCCTGTCGAACGACTTCGACACCCTGAGCGAGCAGGTCCAGAACGAGCTGCTGAACCTGGGTCAGCAGCTGGCCGCTGTCAGCGCCGCCGCCGACCGTCTGGACGCCTACGAGAAGGGCCAGATCGAGGAGATCCTGAACCGCCTGATGAGCGATGATGTCCTGGTGGACCTGATCGCCGGCATGGGCGTCACGCTGGGCGGCACCGCCTACCAGCTCACGTCGGTCATCCAGGCCGTCGCCGCAGCCGAGAAGGTCAAGGAGACCGTCCTGACCTACGGCGCCGACGGCAAGATGAACGGCTGCACGATGAAGCTGTCGGATGGTCGCCAAGCCACGTTCGCCATGAACGCGGTCGATGCCGATGGCGTCCGCACCTGCACCTTCGCTGTGGCCAACTTCGCCGGCTCGGGTGTCCCGGCCGAGTTCAAGGCGGTCTACAACCTGATCTCGCGCCCGATCGTGCTGCGTGGCCAGACCATCAACTACAGCCAGACCCAGCTCGCCTCGTGGACCAACCTGGTCCTGTCGCTCGACAGCAAGCTGGTCCCGGCCGCCAACGGTGGCGCCGTGAATGTCGCCGAGGCCGTCTACGGTCCGGCTGCTGCGCCGGCCCCGGCCGGCGGCTGATCTCAGCCAGCCCAGGTGACGATGGCGGTCTAACCCCGCCATCCATCAACCGACCCGCCCGCCGTGCTGCATCCCGTAGCCGGCGGGTTTTTTTTGCTGCACGACCGTGACCAACATCGCCAGTTTCCGCCTGTTCCCCGAATTGCTGCGCATTCGAGCGCAGCTCATCTCGCTGCCTGCCAGCCCCACAGGCGTTGCGACTCGTTTTCGGCTGCTTCGCCGGCTCATCGAGATAGGCGAGCTGCTTGGCAGAAAAGCCGGTGATGGCGGCGACACTCCTGCCCCGGCTCCGGATGCGGAAGATCCGTTGAATCAGGAGGATTGCCGCTATGAGGATGTCGGGCAGTCCCGCAATCCTGCGGCGCGCTTCTATGACTTCAACCCGAACCGGAAGCCGGCGCAGCGTCGCCGGGAGAATGCCGCCGCCATCGATCTGCTGAAGAAGATCCGATCTGGCGAGGTCAACGGGACGGCACTGACCGATGAACAGAAGGCCACGCTCGCCCGCTATTCGGGCACTGGCGGCGCAATGGTCGGCGAGGACGGCAAGAGGGGCAGCGACTACGAATACTACACACCGAAGCCCATTGCCCAAGGGGCGTGGCAGCTACTGCGTGAACTGGGGTTCGCTGGTGGCAAGGTGCTTGATCCGTGCGGCGGGACGGGGATCTTCGGCGCAACGGCACCCGCCGATGCGGCCGTCGATGCTGTCGAGCTGAACCGCACGTCTGGCGAGATCAATGGGCTGGTCAACGCAGGCCCCGGCTACCGCTGCGTGGTGTCTCCGTTCGAGCAATTCGCGACCGTTGAGCCCGATGAGTCGTATGACGCGATCATCACGAACGTGCCGTTCGGCGACACGTTGGCGCGCGGTGGCAATGAGCTGCTGGACTCTCGCTATCAGAGTGAGCCGCTTGAGGGGTATTTCATCCTGCGGGGACTGGAAAAGCTGCGGCCTGGTGGTCTGGCGCTGTTCATCACCCCGGAGCGGACTGTCTCGGGGCGGGGAAAGACCGAGGTGAGCATCCGGCGGCGCGCGTCACTGATGGCTGAGTTCGTCGGCGCCTACCGACTCCCGTCGGACCTGTTCGTCACCGCAGGCGCGGAGACGATCACGGACATCGTGGTGTTCCGGAAGCACGGCGCGGATGCGGGCGAGCGCATCGCCGAAATTGCTGAGCAGGCGCCCGGCAAGCTGGTCGATGCGCGTGTGTGCTGGGACGAGTTCGTCAGAGGGAACTACTTCAGTGGCGAGGGGCGTCCGTTCGTGCTCGGCGAGTTCAAGGCGGCCGATCCCGAAAAGCGGCGCGGCAAGTTCGGCGACATCAACCGCGTCCTGACGGACAAGTCGCCCGTGGAGGTTGCGAAACTGCTCAAGAAGTTCGGCACTGGCAGCCGGATCGATTGGTCTGCACTGGATGCCGTCGAGACTGCGCCGATCGCCTACCGGGACGGTGACACGATCACCCAGGCCGGCGCAACGCTGGTCATGAAGGGCGGGGCATGGTCCGTCCTGAAGGCCGTGGACGACGACGCAGAAACGGCCGCCATCGGCGCGAAGCTGGCTGCGCCACTGCTTGCGTTCGATGCTGGCGTGACATGGGCGGATGCCGTGGCCTATGTCGAGCACATGGTTCGGATGTCCCGGTCCAAGGACATCCCTGCATGGCTGCGGCAAGTCGCGTCGGACCTGCGCCGCGCTCCGACTGAAGGTGATCGATCCCGGTTCTGGCGCTGCGGCCTGGTCGCGCTGTCGGCGCAGCAGGCTTTCGAGTACCACCAGACCGAGGATGTCGGCATGGACTACTCGGCCGAGTACCCGAAGCTGACCCAGGCCATGAAGGAGAGTGCTGCGGAGCTGGCTGCGCTCCCGGCATCTGCCGGAACGATGATCCGCGGTGGGGCGTCCCTGGTGCGCACCATGTACCGCCGCAAGACCGGGTTCTCCGATGTGTGGCTCGGACGAATCCGGGGTGATGCTGTTGATACCCGCACGGACACCCAGCGCTACGAGGCGCTGAAGTACGAATCCGGGGAGGCGTGGGTTCCGGTCGAGAAGGCTCGCGAGCTGTACGGCGACGATTTCGACCCGTTGTCCGATCCGGCCTGGTGCCTGAGCCCAGACGGCAAGTCTGTTGCGCTCGCTGATGACCTGTTCATCGGCAACTTCGGCGACATGCTGCGCAAGCTGGAGGCCGATGCCGCCAAGGCTGAGAACGACCAGATCCGGGGGAAGATCCTGGCTCAGATCGGCGTGGCCAGAAGCCGAGTCCGCCGGGCAGATACCAGCCGGGTCACGTTCAACGTCTTCTCCCCGTTCGTGACGATGCAGGACAAGGTGGAGTTCCTGCGAAAGATGGTCGATCCCGGATTCGGGATCGTCTTCACGGAGACAGGTGAGCCGAAGATCGAGTACACGACGGCCAACTACGCTGCAGACACCGTTGCCGACGTGGAGCGGAAGAAGCTGCTGCGGCGTGTGGCCGTCTACCTGGCGCACTCCACCGTGACCATCGGGACCGCCGAGTTCGAGGACAGCGCAGCGGCTCAGAAGCTGCTTCGAGAGCAGATCCGAAGCATCAACGAGCAGTTCAATTCCTGGTGCCGTGCCAGTCACTCGATCATGGCCCGACTTGATGAGCGTGCCAACGATCCGGCGCGCATGTACTTCGAGCAGGTCAACGACAAGTCCCCGATCCCGCTGCCCGGCTGGAAGATGGGGACGCCGCCGGCTGGAATGACGCCCCACGATTACCAGTTCGCCTTCATCCGCAAGACGGGGAGAGAGTTCGGCGGGATCAACGGTTTCGCCGTAGGTCTCGGCAAGACCAGTACCGCGCTGGCAGCGGTCCTGCACGCGCACAACATCGGCAGCAAGAAGCGGACGGCCATCATCGTCCCGAACAGCGTTCTCTCGAACTGGCGCAAGGAGGCCGGCACGGTCTACGAAGACGGCACGATGTCTGGCTGCTTGTTCGTCGGCCTCAGGACCGATCGGAAAGGCAATGCCACCGTGAAGCCGTCGGAGTACGACACCGACCTGATGTCGGTCATGACTGGCCAGTTCCACACGATCTTCATGACCTATGAGGCATGGGCTCGGATCCGCCTCAAGGCGGACACGATTGACGAGTTCGAGGTGTTCTTGCGCAGCATCGATGCGGCGTTTGCCGACAGCGAAGACAAGAAGGCCGCGACTCGTGCAGAGGGCAAGACGAAGCGCCTTTCATCGATCCTCACGTCGGGGAAAAAGCCGTCCAGCCCGTACCTGGAAGATATGGGGATCGACTCGCTCGTGATCGATGAAGCGCACGCATTCAAGGCAAGCGCTGAGGCGTCGTCGTTCGATTCGGCCAAGTTCCTGTCGCTGTCCGAGAAGTCGGCGCGAGGCACTGACATGCAGGCGAAGGCCTGGTACATCCGCGGGGAGTCTCCGAAGGGTGATGGCGTGATGCCGCTGACGGCCACGCCGATCACGAATTCGCCGCTGGAGATCTACTCCATGATGGCGCTGGCGGTAGGACACCAGAAGGTCAATGACATCGCACTCGGCTGCAAAGGGGCAGATGAGTTCCTGTCGCTGTTCTGTCGCGTCGAGTCCGAAGAGGATGAGACGATGGACGGGATTGCCCGCGAGACACGGGTCTTCACCGGCCTGGACAACGTGGGGGTGCTGCGAGCGCTCATCGGTTCGTGCACCACGATCGAGACCCCAGAAACTGCGGGTGTCGCGATCAAGGTGCCGGACCTCGAAGAGGCCCCGACGAGTGTTGTCCTGGACCCCAAGACCACCGGCCTGCTGAAGGTCTACGCGGGGGCATACCGATATGCAGCTGATGAGCTGTCACGGCGGAATGAGAACCGCGGCGACAAGGCCGCCTATGAGGCGGTGGCCGCACGATTCGGTGAGCCTGATGAGCTGATCGCACACCCGTTCAACCTGATCAACAAGATGACGCGGATCATCCTGGATCCCGACCTTGATCAGCTCGCCAGCATCTACACGTTCCCTGAGGATCAGGTCGGCCTGGCGGCCCAGGTGATCAACGATTTCAACAAGCTGGCCATCACCGAGGAGCGTGCACGCAAGTCGCCGCGGACGACGGAAGACGCGGTTGTTGGCACCGTCACGAAGGGCAAGGGGGAAGAGAAGCTGGTCTTCCTGAAGATCGCGGTTCGGGCGGTGATCGATGGCGGATCGATCGTCGTGGACACGATGAGTCCTACGGCTCAGGAACGATTCGAGGACTTGGCCGACAAGGCTGGGTTGGCGCTTGGCGTCAACATCTCCCCGAAGCTGGCTGCGCTGCTTGAGAATGTTCGAGCTGAAGAGCAGAACCCGCGCGGCCTCAACGACGAAGGCGAGCCGACGAGTCTGGTCAAGCAGATCATCTTCTGCGACATCCTGGCTTCGCACCGCAAGATCCGCCGCATCCTGATGCAGCACGCTGGCGTGGCTGCATCCCAGATCGCGATCATCACCGGAGCAATCAACAGCGACCCGGACGAGATTCTTGAGGTTCAGAATGGGTTCAACGCCCACGGGGACCAGAACAAGTACCGTTTCGTGATCGCGAACGAGAAGGCGGAGGTGGGCATCAACCTGCAGAGGGGCACACAGGCGATTCACCATCTGACGATCGGGTGGACGCCCGACTCGCTCATTCAGCGAAACGGGCGAGGTGCGCGGCAGGGCAACAAAACCGCATCTGTGCGGGCCTACTACTACGATGCCGATGGCACGTTCGACTGCCACAAACGGACGATCGTGAGTCAGAAGGGGTCGTGGATCGACAGCATCGTGGGGGCTGGGGAGGTCGATGCCGTTGACATCGAGGGCGGCATGTCCCGTGAGCAGTTGGATGCCCTGATCGAGTCAGTAGGGGATGGTGGCGCCATGACGCGCTTCAGCGAGTCCCTGGCCGCCAAGGAACGCGCCGCCCGAGAGGAGGGGACGCGGGCCAAGCAGGTCACGAATGTGCGCACGATTCTGCAGGCGAAGCAGTACCTGGCTGAGAACCCGACACCGCGCAGGCTGATCGCCGAGAAGCTGTCTGGCCTGGCAGAGATGCTGCTGACGAAGGGCAAGGTGACGGCGCGAATCGCCGACCCGAAAACGTCTGAGGCGGCCCTGCTGAAGAACCAAGAGGCACTGGCGCGGATCAACGAGTCGATTGCTCTGCTGTCAGGTGAGATCGGTGCAGCATGCAAGTTCGTGTCGCGCGACGTGGTTCCCGTGCCCCACGGTAAGGGGTTCATGTACGACAGGTGGTCGAGGGCTGTCGAGAAGTCTCCTGAGCAGTTCATCTCCGATCGGCTGCTGATCGATGGGAAGAAGCGACCCAAGGTCGAAGACCTGGTGGAGATACTGAACGGCGGCATGGCCACGATTGCCGAGGACAGTGCGATCCATGAAGAGTGGCGGACCGAGACCGATCTGGCTCGTCGCATGATGACGGATGCTGGTGCGCGTGCAGCTTCTCTGGCTGAACAGTCCGGCGCGATCCCGGTGGCCGTGATCGATGCGATCTGTTCTGGCAGGGGCGAGGTTTTCGAGGGGCGGCCGGTCTGCAGCGGATCGATCATCCGGGACGGTGATGGCCGGTACTTCGTTTCGACAGATCCTGGGTATGTCGCGGGATGGACCATCGATCGGCGAACTGCTGTTTTGCTGCTCGGCAGCATGAAGCGACCTCTTGAGATCTACCTGCCCGGAGCTGCCGACTTCAGCGACGCTGCCCTCAGCGCTGCGCGGTACGAGGATGCGCAGATCTCTGGCGGCCGTGGTGCATTCGACAACATCCATCTCCAGAACCTGCTGGCGGTGCACTCCAAGCCGATCGCTGACTTCCGTGAGTCCGAGGCGCATGTCTTCGTGTCACCCACGTCGGACGCACTGCCGGCGCCTTACTTCCCCGTCATCCTGCCGACCGAGCTGTCTTCTGGTCACGGTGATCTGTTCGCCCACATCGTTGGCCAGCAGGCATCTGTCGTGACGTGGGTGGGGGGGTCTGCTGCGGTTCCATCCAGTCTCGCAACGGGGGCTTTGTCCCGAGACTACTCGCGCGCACTCGACCTCGCGGGCATCGGCCGACAACTGCGCGAGTGGAGCGTGGCGACAGGCAAGCGCGTGCTGATCTCCGGCGTCAAGCTCTTGGCCAAGGCTTTGAATGGCATCGAGTACGACCACGGCAGGATCGTGCGCGGGATGATGGACCACACCGTTGAAATGCCGTCGCTCGAAGGTGTTGAGTCCCGCGAAGACGTGCACCGCCTGGTGGCCAACTACGTGCGTTCCGCGCTGGGCGCGCTCGATCTGGCTGATGCCTACGCATCTGACGAAGCGCTCGCTGACGCGGCGAGCATCTTGACCGCCCAGTACATGCTTGACGCTGCGATGCGGCGTGCATTCGCATCGCTTGAACGGAGAAAAGCTGCTGCGGCAGTGACTCCGCCTGCGACGGCGCCTGCGCCGTCTGCTGTGCCGGCTGCTGCGCCTGCGGTCGCTCCAGCCCCGGTTGTTTCTCCGGATGATGTCGTTGGCGCCATTTCGGCCGCGGATGATCCGAACAAGCCAGCACTGCACGAAGACACTGTGGTCGCGCTCGTTGGTCGAATCAACCCGATGGCAACGAAAGGCTATCGCGACACGATCCGCGGCATCGAGAAAGAGAAGGGCTGGACGGCACGGTGGAACAAGGACCGCGGACAATGGGAGATTCCGTACAAGCTGTGGCTGAAACTGCTTGAGCTGCGGCCGACAGCCGCTCAAGAGCTGCACATCAAGGACAAGGACCAGTGATGCAAGTCGATGGATTCGTGATCGAGCCGGGTGCGCTCGATAGCCTGGTGATCGAGACGGTCGAGAACCTCAAGAAGAACACCGGGCGCAGTGATCTGCTCGGGCATGGCCTGGGCGTGGTCTGGCGCCGACTGCAGCGCAACGGCATGGCTCGGTACCGTGACTACGGGCCGTTCTGGTTCGCGCTGAAGGATGAGCTTCGCCGCGCCGGGTATCCAGTCGGTGATGAGACCGATCCTGTGATCGCCGCTCGGTACCGGGGTTCGAGTGGAGCCCACACGCTGATGGCGGCCGACACTTTCCGTCTCTACAGCCTGTCAACGTACGCAGTGGGGACCAACCGGTTCGATCTGGACGGAGACGGCGGCGAGGCCTTCATGCTGTTCGATCGGGACATGGAAGAGGCCATGCCGGTTTGACGGAAACAGGGGGCGCCTCCCCTGAATTGCGCCAAGAGAATTCCGGAACCACGAAGAAGGTTCCGGAATGGCGAAGAATGAGAGCAAGAAGGCGAAGAGCTGGGTAGCCACAACGGCAACCGCGGTCGCGCGCCTATTCGGACGAGGCGATCATGGATCGCCCGATCTGGCCCGCGAGGTCGCGGGGCAGGGCTGGTCTGCCGATGTGGAGATCATGAGCAGCGCCGCGGCTTCTGCTGCAGGCGATGGCGCTCCTCTTCGAGACAGGCAGTCGATCTATTCGACCTGGACACGGATGCTGCGAGATCCGATCGTGTCCACGGCGATCAAGCTGCATGTGACTGCGGCCCTTGGTGGGCATGAGACATCGGGCGATGTCGTGTTCATCGAAGAGGCGCCCGGCATCAGTGACGATGACCGGCGCATCGTCACTGAAGTCCGATCCGAGCTGCTGGCCATGCTGAATCGTGCCGCCCCTACGATCGCATTCCGCGTCGCAGCTTACGGTGATGCCTACGCTCGCCTGTACCAATCCGATGAGCGGGGGATTGTCGGTATCGAAGTCGATGAGACGATGTTGCCGGCACTGGTTCAGCCGTATGAGCGCGCGGGTGAGACGAAGCTGTGCGCAGTGGCCATCGGCCGCCGCAAGGTGACGCACCTGACCATGGATCGCATCGCGCGGTTCAAAGCGCCGCGCCTGAATCACATTCCTCAGACGATGGTGCTGGAGAAGGATCTCCGCCGACACGTCGAGTCCGACAACCCGGATGATCTGCCGATGATGCCGTCGCTCGCGGGCGGAAGTTTCCTGGCCGATGCCGAAGAACAGTTCGAGCGTTTCACGGCAGCAATGGCCGGCCTGGTGGGGCAGCGCGTTCTAGATTCGATCGACGAGACGATCTATCTGGCTCAGCTTGATGGGGCGACCAAAGAGCAGCAAAAGAGGTTCATGGCGAACCTCTCCAAGATTCTGACCAGATCGAAAGAGGTTGCCCTTGATGCGGTGCGGTCGGGAAGGCCATTCCTGCAGCGCATCAAGTACATCATCCCGACGTTTCGAGAAAAGCAGGTCGTTTCTGTCCAGCCCGTCAGCGGCGGTGGTACTGGTGGTCGAGCTGGCTCCGTGAGCATTGAGGACGTGTTGTTGCACGCCAAGATGCTGGCCGGCGCCCTTGGAACAGACATCACGATGATCGGCTTCGCCGACCAGATGAGCGGGGGTCTGGGCGAGGGTGGATTCTTTCGGTCTTCTGCTCAAGCGGCCGAGCGCTCACGAGCGCTGCGCGTAGCCCTGACCGATGGCTTCGACCACATCATCCGGCTTCAGGTCATGTTGCGGCACGGGCGCGAGTATCTGCCGGGCAAAGAGCCATGGAAGGTCAACTACTACGGGACCATCTCAGCTCTGGAGAGCGAGCGGCAGCGCACCGCGGCGGACGCCATGAACACGGCTGCTGTGATGGCCCAGACCCTGACGCAGATTCGCGATCTCGGCTTGGATGAGCAGGCCTTGGTGCACCTGCTATCCAAGGTGATGAAGCTCGATGAGGACGCCGCAAAGCTCTACGCCACGGCACTCATCAAGTCCAAGAAAGCAGCGGATGCGGCAGGAATGGGTGGTCCGATGGGCATGGATCCGCCGCCGGTAGCCACAGGTGGCACAGAAGATCCTGAGGCAGCAGAGGCTGAGGAGGCACTGTCGTGATTGACCCCGCGTTCATCCGCGGCGCGACCAGCGCCGTCGGATTCCGTGTCGCATCCACCCTGACAAGCAAGCTCGGCGCAAAGGGCGTCAAGGCAATGCAGCGCATCAACTCCGCTGCGCAGCTGCTGGAGAGCGCGCTCGGTCTCAACGATCCTCAGGACGTACCGCAGCCCCTGCTTGGTGGTGTGACGCTGAAAGAAGCTGAAGCCATCTTCAGCGACATGATCGATGCAGGCCTTTCGCGCAAGTGCTTGTACGTCGTCAAGATCGAGGACATCACGCCTCCCGATCTGAGTTACGGCGTGGGGCCTGATGCCCGTGCCATTGTGAAAACAAGCCCACTGGGATCGGCGCTGTCGTTTCTCGGCGGAGACTTTCCGACGATGGTGGCTACGGGTATTTCCAAGAGCCTCAATGCGGTACTTGGTGCAACCCCCGCAGCCCCCATGTCCAACGGCGGCGTCAACGTGCCGCACATGTTCAATCTATTCGCCACCGATGTTTCGTACTCGACAGCCCTCGGCGGCGAGAAGATCTCGATTGGTGGTGCAACCATCGACAAGATGAGCGGGCGTGAGCCGGTCGAGATCGAGGTGACGACGCTCGACGACGAGGCTGGAACCCTAAAGCGGTGGTTCGAGGCGAAAAAGGATCAGGCTGCGCATCGCGACGGGACATTCGGCCTTCCCGATGACTACTGCGTTCGCATCACCATCATCCATGCGACGCCCACCGAGAACATCAAGGCGTTCGGCAATCAGTTCCTGGTGCGGCCTGTAACGGCCAACTATGACCTGTCGCGCTCAGCTCAGGAAATGGAAACCCTGCGCCTGAGCTTCACGCAGTTCGACAGCTTCGTGACCCCCTGATTGGTGCGAGACGATGAGCGAAATCAAACACGATCAGGACGGCTTTCTGGTCGGAGACAGTCTTGGCCGCGCCAATGACGACACAGGGGAGTTCCGCAGCATTGCTGACATGCTCGGCGCGCTGCTTGGCATGGACGCTACGCTGCAGTCCATCGAATTCGGCGTAGAGAACATCGAAGAGTCGATCGCGCTGGCTGTTGATTTGCTGCGCGATGTGGCCGCATCTGGTCCTGCCAAGTCTCAGCATCATGACAGCGGCGGCAGCCTTGGAGGCGCCGCCCCGTCGATCTCGACTGCTCAGACTGTTGCGCCGACCTCGTTTGCGTCGGCGATGCCGTCAGCCATGAAGGTGGTCGATGCTGATGGCGGGCCACCAAGAGTCGTGATTGATGTCCCCCAGGCGCTGCGTGCTGCTTCAACGGCCCCTATCAGCGGTGGCAACCCTGCTGCCGGTGGTGGCGCGATCGCCGCCGATCTGAGGCAGATCACCGATCGACTCGATCGACTGGCTGGTGCTCTTGGTCGTGGTCGTCCAGGTGTTGCAGGTGCTCCTGCCACTGCAACTGCAACGGCGACGGCTGCTGCTGGTGCCGCTGGCGGTGCTGGTGCTGCTGGTGCTGCTGGTGCTGCTGGCGGTGCTGGTGCCGCTGGCGGTGCTGGTGCTGCTGGCGGTGCTGGCGGTGCTGGTGCCGCTGGCGGTGCTGGTGCTGCTGG